GTTATGTCCTTACCGGCGCTCATCGAGTTTCGGCGTTCACAGCACTTAAGCGTAAAACGATTCCTTGCCGGGTTGCGATCGACCCAGAAACCGGCGAAGAGCTTGATTCAAATGCCGATCCGCTGACTCTGAAAATGATCGCGGTGACTGATAATCTGGTTCGTGAAGAACTTTCGACTTGCCAAGAAGGTGCAATCTTTGCGGGCTTGCTCGATCAGTTTGACGGTGAACAGGCAAAGCTTGCCCGTGCGTTGTGTGTTAGTACATCCCGCGTTTCACGTGCGATCTCACGCAACGAAAATTCTTCTAAGGCATTGCATGAAGCGCTTGAAGCGAACAGCATTACACTTGATGCCGCTGACAAGATCATCAAGCAAGCTGGCGACGACATGAAGGAACAGTCTAGTTTGCTCAAGACAGTTCAGGACGTTACCGCTGGCCGTCGTATCGGCTCCGCTGACGTTGCAGCCGTTACAGGGGATGCCAAGCCCGCGAAGTCCGTCAAGGGTAAAGGTTCTAAGAGAGGTCCGAAGATTCGCAAGATTGCACTTTCTTCGGAGGCAATGGCAACCGATCAAACTGGTATGACCGCAAAGCTTGAAATTTGTGATGACGGCAGTAAGCTGGTTCACATCAACTTTGCTCTGCCTTTCCCGGCAGGTAAAACGTTCTCTAGGTTTGATCTTGCCAAGCGTATCGGTGTACCCGTCGGAAAGCTCGATATGCCATCCGTGCGTAACGAACTCAACAACGCGCTTGGTCAACTGACAGACTAAACAACGCGGGTGTGAGATTTATTTGATGTTGTACAATTTGGGACGGGCGTAAAAACCCGTCCCTTTTTCATAAATGGTGTTGAATGTCTGACGTTGATAGATATCAAAAATTGAAAGAACGTGAGAGAGTTTGCAGAGAGAAAATCTCTTTCGCTGAAGGTAAATACGGCGAAATTAAAGCCGGTCTTGTTGCGCTGGTGAATAAGGCAATCGAAAACAAATGGGTAGATGCTGGCGAGAAAAAACCGAGCCAAGCAATCAAGAAACTGATTGAAAGAAATATCGCCGATTCAGACAGGATCACGGCAGAAGTCGAATCGATCCTTGTTGATGTCGAGGGTGATTGCAATGACGATTGATCTACGCGACAGGCTCACCGCTGCTGACCGCGTGTGCGTCCGCGAGCTTTCTAGGCGTGCCGAGTGGTCCGATCAGCTAGAAACCCTCACGCGGTCACTGGTGGACGCTGAATCAAGGCTATCCTCGTACGAGGGTGCGGTTGAGATACTACAAAAGGTCGCGGACCTTCAACGGGCGAAAACAAGAGATCGTATTGAAGAAATTGTTGACACTGCTATCAAATGTGTGTTTGGCAACCATATGTCTTTTCGTTTCGAGGAATCGAACAAGCGCAATACGATCAACATTGAGCCGCAAATCGGATACCGCGACGGTTCAAAGAATCAATGGTGTTCGATGGTCAATGTTGGCGGAGGGGTTGCCGATGTGGTTTCGTTCTGCCTGCGAGTGACAACGCTTTCTTTGATGAAGAACCGAGTACCACAAATCATTATTGCGGACGAACCTTTTAAATGGGTTTCCGCTTCTTACCTTCCGGCTGTTGCAGATATGCTTAAATCTCTCTGCAATATCACAGGAATACAAATGTTGATCGTTTCGCACGAGATTGAAATAGCGATTGCCGCTGATAAGACTTATCGTGTGGAGAAGAATGGGAAATTCTCAGAATTGAAGGACAATAGCAATGCGTAAATTGGAAAATCCGTTTTTGGATATCGGTATGAGTGAACTTAACCCGCGCCAGTTTTTTAGAGGCACAAGCACAACGGCGCAATATCCATCAACTATGACGCTGTTACGTCAAGATTGTATATATTACAATCCCGGTCTCACGTATGCACTTCAAGGGCTGACGGGCGAGTGTGGGGAACTCGCGGAGTACGTTGAGCAAATATCCGGTGAAAGTAGTAAGTCACATGGAACAGGTCCGAGAATGATTGTTTCCGAACTTGGTGACATTGCTTGGTATATTGCTCGTGTGTGCGCTGAGTTAGAAAAATCGTTTTGTTCTAATATGTCAAATCCTATTCTGGTGAATCTGGGACGGGAAGAATATCGCAATACGGGCAATCCAACAATATTGTTTGAACATCTGTTTGATTACTACGTTGATAATGTCATCCTGAAAAACGGTCACACCAACAGCAAGCGTTGTCCGGTTAACACAATGATTGTGAACGCATGTTTGATTCACAACGTTCATAAGAAAGTGCTGCGTGATATGAACGGCGAATTATCGTTGAGTCGTGCTTGCGGAATGTATGGGTTCCTAGAAACAATCATGCATAGTTGGATGGTGGTTTGCATTAGGATTAACGTCAACCCGTACGAAATTCTTTATGAAAACAGCGAAAAGCTCGCAGGTCGCAAGCTTCGCAACACCATCGGCGGCGATGGGGATAATCGCTAAGTTGTCTATCGATTGGGACAAGGCTTATAGGATTTTGGAACGGCTGAATATATCTATGCCGACCGCTATACCCGGTGAGCCGTTGAACCTTGAGCATTTGCGAGACTTGGCAATTGAAGTACATATGAAGCGCGACAAATGCACCGAGGTATACCAAAGGGTTTCGCGTAAAGAGGCGAATTGTAAGCGTGACGTACGGCTTGCAAAAGAGAATTTGAGATTGCAGCGAATTGCGAACCGCAATGATTCGGATGTGCTTCGATGTACGACCAAGACAGAAAAGGAATCACTAATTGAAGAATTGGTTGTTGTCAGTTCGTCGCGTCTTGCAATATTGCAAGGACGTTTAGACGAGTGGCAGGCTTATTTGTCATCGGTTGATATGCAACTGAAGCAACTTGAGCAGAGCAAACAGATTTTGAACACGTTGACGAAACTAACACTTGCAGATTTGAAACTGTCTGGGCAACTTCCAGATACTTACCACCTTTGAAAAGGGAATGACGATGGCGAAAACATCAAGAATGACGTTTGGAGACGCAGCGGTTAAAACCGGATTTGGTAGCGACAAACCAGAAACCTACAAGGCGGTTGCCGGAAGACGTGACCGTATCCGCATTTTGACAATGCCGGGACTTTACGCGACGGCAAACATTGAGTTTGCGAAGGTAAACGATGACAACTCTAAATCCCTTAGTGGGTTTCGTGCAAACTCTCTTGTTACCGCGACTGATAACGAGGATTTGCTTTACGATGCCATCATTACAGGCGACAGGAACGCAATCGAGAAATGTAAGAAGATTTGCCCGTTATTCTCCGACGGGTACAAGATCAAGCCGAGGTTTCCTGTTCTTATTCATCACATTTCGTCATCGGCTTCCGGTGCAAAGCGTGAAAAAAAGGTTGATGATTTCTTGGCTTGGGACTTACCGGCAACCAATTACACATTGATTCGTGACCTTGTTGAGTCACTGCCAACAAATCCGAAAACCAAGAAACAGCTTGATATTCGTAGCGTCGAAATTTTCGTTACTTGCTCGGATGAGAAGTTCCAGAAAGTCAACCTGAACGCGATAACCGGTGCCGATGATATGAAGACCAAACTTGGAGCTTCATACGCGGCTGCTATTGAAGCCGGTGTTATGGTTGACGGCGCATCCGAGAAAGTTGGATCGATTACCGCGTATGACGTAATCGATATTTGTTCTTTGATTGAGGCCGATTCTGAATCTGATCTGAAGGAATCTCTTGATCGTGCCGCGAAGAGTATGAGTAGCGGCGCTAATAATGATGACATTGACGAATTTGATGATGAAGCCGATGATGATTTGGATGAATCGCCGGTAGCGAAGAAGACGACAAGAAAAAAGACTACGAAGAAATCGTTTACTTCTCAAAAGGCGTCTTCCTCAGCCAAAGCGAAATCCCCTTCTGATGAAGAAGAAGACAAAATTGATGATCTTGGTGACGAGCTTGATGATCTTTTAAATGACGATTCCGATGATGGCGAAGACGACCTTGATGATGACCTTGATGATGATCTTGATTGATTAAATCGAGTCGTTAGGTTTTCGCATTGATCTAAATTCCGTAGGGCCGAAAGACTCTACGGAATTTTATGACTTACAAAGCAATCGGTTTAGATCATTCTCTAACAAACACAGGTGTTGCGTTTGTCGTTACGGATGGAAACAAGATACTGAATTACAGCACGCACACGATAAAGACCACATCGAAAGAACCAATCGAACAGAGAGTATCATTCATTGCGACAGGTGTTAGAAAGCTAATTGCAAGCTCGACAATAGGCGTATGCGCGTTTGATGATTTAGGCATCGAGAACGTATCGAGAGGTTCAAAATTCCGGCGTGAAGAAATGGGCATGTCGTTCGCAGCCGCGCTGATCGGTTCTTACTCATTCGTACGAAAAGGATCAGCAAGTGTAACGCTCGTGACACCGCAACAACATAAGGTGATGTTGTGCCCGAACTGGCACGGTACGAATAAAGTGAATTGGGAAAAGATGGGACGAACCGGGAAATTCAAACGTTCTATGCCAGACAAGATTTCAACAATGTCGGCTTTGTACGCGACACACAAAATCAAAGTCACGAACGACCACGAATCAGATGCAGCCGCAATAGCTATATACGTTGCGATTAAAAACGGAGGTTTGAAGATATGAGCGAACAACTAAATGCAGCGCTGAAAAGTTTGAACAGAGAAAAGAAAAAGGTTTTGTTCATACCGAACCCGAGACGCGTTATACCGATGCGGCACAAAGAACTAGGACGGCTTCTATCGGGTGACATTGAACCGGGACTACCAACGGGTGTATATATCGAACTACGCGGTGCAGAGCATTCAGGGAAGACCACAACCGCGTTTGCAATGATTGAAGCTGTTATAAATCAGAAGCCGGACAAGTGTTTGAAGTTGGATGAAACTGGGATTGTTGAATCAGATATCCCGAGACGTGTTTTGTTCCTTGATTTTGAACACGCGCTATCATTGCCGTACATGTTCAAAGCTATTCGTGGTGCGATTATTGCACAGTTTAATGAGAAGGGTGATTGCACAAACATTGATGAAGCAAACTTGTTTATACATCAACCCGAGAACATCGAAGAGGGTGGTGATATTCTCAAGTCACTTATGGCAACAGGTGAATTTGGTTTAGTTGTTGTTGATTCTGTAGCCGCTGCTGTTGGGAAAGAAGAACAAGATAAGACAATGGGCGAGAACACGGTGGGGTTGCAAGCTAGGGCGATGGGTAAATTGTTTCGTAAGGTCACAAATACGATGGCAAAGAACGGTGTAACTATTGTTCTCGCAAATCAGTTACGAGACAAGATTGGGGTTGTATTTGGTGAGAAGACTTTCGCACCGGGCGGCAGGGCTAAAGATTTTTACGACGCAATCATCATTAATATTTCAGGACGTAGAGATAACCCGTATTTTGAGGACGGCAAAACCGTTGACCTAAGAGCAAAGAAAAACAAGATCACCGGTAAACTTGAAAAGGTTACGTACTATTGCGGACGAGCTTGGGGTCTATCTTCGGAGGTCGAACTGTCCGAGCGTGCTTTGTCTTTGGGAATCATCGGGAACAAACGAAGATCAAGTACGGTTTACCTGTTTCCTGAAAACATGAAAGCAAAGACGATATCGAGCAAGCGCACGTATAAGAATTTTGATACTTGGCTACAGGTGTTGCGGGATAACGATAAGATGTTTGAATTGGTATTCAGGCATTGTGAAAGTGCTATTGATAAAGATGGGTGTATTGATAACGGAGATGAAGATGAATTCGTTGATGATTCGCCCGGTAGAGGAAAGTTGAGTTTCCGATGAAAACCTTACCGAAAAACCCGAAAATCTCCATGATTGCGGCTCGCAATTGCCGCTCTTGGGAAGACCTGAATCTGAATTTATCACCCGGTCTAACGGTTATCATTGGCGACAGTGATAGCGGCAAGACAAATATAATCCGCAACATCAACAGCATTCTGAAAAACGATAGCCGCAAGAGTTTGACAACACACGGAACGGATGAAGACGCATTCGTACAAGTATGTTTTCAAGAAGCAAATGCGTTCGGTAACTTTTTGCCTGAATGGGTTGTTGAGCTTTCAAAGGGTGAGAAGATTAATTCGTATTGCACGTTTCGTGTTGTTTACAACCAAAGCAGTTACGAAGAACAACCTGAACATGATTTTATAGACAAGTCAGAGTATGATTCAGTAGGTTCTTCAGTGCCCGACGAGATATCGAAGGTACTTCGGATTGGTCCGGTTGATCTTGGTGGCGAGTCTGTTGATTTCAATGTTGCGAACCAAAGAGGTGGATTGTTTGGTGTTGACGATACACCCGCAAGGTTTGCAAAGATCATCGGCGCGGTGTCTGGGATATCAACGGTATTCTCGGCAATCAAGAGCGGTAACAGTACGTGCCGTGAAATCCGATCAAAGATGAAACACGAAAAAGTTACGCGTGACGAATTGGTTGAAAAGATCGAACAATCGGAAACCAGTTGGAATGTTGCGGTGACTCAAGAGAACATTGAGACGGCATCGTGTAAGGTCGAAAAGATTGAAGCGATACAGTCAGACATTCAGAAACAAGAAGGTTGGCGGGATAGATACCGCAAAGGCGTTGAGAAAGGTACACGTTATAGAAAAATCGCAAACGTGAATACAGACAACCTTTCACGCTCGCTCGGCAAGCTCAAAGTATCAGAAGACAAACTTCATCAAATGATCGACTGGATGAAGCGGCGCGTTAGCCAACATCATTTGATAAATACTACAGCCGAAGAGATCGAGCATATGAAAAAGAACTTGAAAGACGTACAACAAGAGTTGAGCGAGTTTGAATCTTGCCCACTATGTGGCGGGGAAATATGATGTTGAAGATTGGTGTATTCGGTGACGTGCATATGTCGGAATATGGCCCCGCGTCTCGCAAGAGATATCTAAACTGTCTGATTGAAAAATTCTTTCAGATAGAAGAATTCGATAAACAGTTCAAGCCCGATGTGTGGGTTTGTCCGGGCGACTGGTTTCACTCTAAGACACGTGCTACTCATTACGAGGTGAGCACCCTTATTGACTGCCTAACCAGTGTGACAGAGCGTACGGGCGAACCAGTGCTAACCATTGTCGGCAATCACGACTTGGACGGGGATAACCGGCAATCGATAAACAAACAACCGGTGAGTGTCTTAGCCGCGAGCGGCGTTGTTAAATTTGTGGATATGAAAACTGGCGATCCAAACTACATCGAAAAAGACGGTGAGTCTTACGCGTTCGTTGGGATTCCTTGGGATAGAAACTTGACGGATTCCGCAGACTTGAGGACCAGAATATCCACGGCGTGTTTGTCAGAAATAGCGGTTGCGAAATCGAACGATATAAATCTTGGCGGCATTATTGTTATTTGTCATTGCGACGTGCGACCGTTCAAGACAAAAGATTTTTCGTTGCAAATACCGAATCTTCCGAGCACTGCGAACATACAAGGACGGAATTTTAAAACGCCCGCTTCTGGAAACAGTATTAACGGCGTGCCAATTATGCTCATCAATGGTCACTTGCACGACCAACAGAAATTTGTATCTGGTGATCGCCTTTCCGGGCTTTGGACCGGTTCGCTTATGCGTACAAGTCGCAAGGATGACATTGAGCCTACGATATACATGGCAAGGATAAGCGCGAGCAACACGCCATGCATGAAGTGTGCTAAAACAATACTTGAGTCTTTGCCTATGGATAAAGCGTTTAGCAGCAAAGTAGACAGTACGGAAGAGATTACCCATAATGGCGGGTTGGATGATTTCGCAAACGCGTTGCTAGTAAACGATGATGAAAACAATGAAGACTTATCGGTTACCGTTGACCGAGTATCAAAGCAATTCGATTTTGATGATGATGCAGTGAGTACCGCTAAACTTCTTTTGGAATCCGTTGAGATAGTTGGGTAATGGCTAAACGTAGAAAGAAAGTTGTTTCAAAGAAACGCCGAAGCGTTCGCGCTGAGGTTGTGGAAAAACCGGTTTCTAAAAAACTTCCGCCTATTGAGTTTTACGTTCCACCAAGTCAACATCGGAAGCTTGGGCGGTACAAGTACGAAGTTATTGCAGAAGCTTTTTACTTGGAAATGAATCTGAGTCTTCGTGAGTTTTGCGAGAAGTATCATCTGACGTACGAGGTTGTCAGAAAACACCCGCGACTTAATCCGAAACTACGAAGCGCTTCCGCGTTCGCTTCTAAGTCAAGGTCTTATCAATCACTACTTGCGTCGGTCAAGATTGATACAGATATTTCGATTGCACGGTTTCAGAAACAATTGATAACAAACATGGGCCTTGTTGATGCATTGCAACGATGGTGCGAATCGAAGATCGTGTTGAACACGGACAACGGCAGAGTTGCAAACACCACATTACCCATAGGTCAAGCCTCAGCCGTTTCGCGGATACTTAAAACATGTTCCGAAGTCATCGTTACAAACTACGAATACATCAACGAACTTGAAGCTGATATTGCTACCGAAGAAAAGATCAAACCGAGCTTCGTTGTTGAAGAAAAGAAAAGGATAGAAAAATGAATATTCAATCAGTAGTAAGCCAGATGAAAGACCGCAATTTCGTTGTAAACGCTTGCGGCGGATTGCTCGCGCATCCGTCCAAGCCGAACAAGAAACGGTTCCGATACAACGAAACATCGGATAAGGCCGGGCAGATTCCGAATGAGCATGAAATATGCGCGGTTGCTTGGTTGGCTCAAAGAGTACATCAAGCAAAGAGACGATCTGGTGACGAATACTACATTTCAAACTTGTTAGCGATTGATGATAAGTTTGGCTTGCTCTCGTCCATGTTCTGTATGCAACACTGGTCCAGAATCAAGGATGTTGTGCTTGCATTTTCAAATATGCCTGAACCGCACGGTATCGGCTTAGGTATGAATGTTGAAAGTGCCGAGGTACGAAATGCGTTTGACAACATCGCAACTTGGGGTGTTGATTCGCTCGCACCCAAAGGCCACCCATCGAAAACGCTACTGCATCGAATCTGGTTCGGTACTGACCTTGACAAGGTGCATAAGAACGGGCAACAGTTCGATTATGAATGGATTATCAGTTGTACGCCTTGGGGTAATTTGATTGTCGATGCACCGTTTAAAATTACTTGGGTTGAAACCAAAGAGTTAGGCGATGAACTGGAAAAGCAACTTGAACCAAACTTTGACGGTTCAAGCGCCCGCATTCTTGATCGCCTGTTCTTTGAGTATAAAAAAGAGATCGTGAGTACCGAGCCGGGAAAGCTAGAAAGTTCTGGTACTAGATGGGATGCGGGTATGAGTGTTACTGACGATGAAATTGTTGGAATGGAAGAATAGAATTTGAAGGACTAAAACAGGCTCGTGAATTGCGAGCCGCAATTGTTGATCTGAAAGGTGTTGTTGTGACTGGACAATTAAGAACTGTTGAGCGTATCCACTTAGATAGCGAAGACACGTATGATGTGCTTTGCTCTAGCGAGTGGGGATACGCACTAGAACGCGGGCAGTACGTCAATCTCGTTGACTGTATGCCTCGACTGGTTGATCTATCAGACGGTCAACCCAAGACAATCGAGCACGCTATATGCGATGCGGCAAGGGTCTCGTACAGCGGAGGAACAAAGAAGACCCGGAACAACGCCGGGTTGATCCGCTACATGCTGAGACACAAACACACTTCACCGTTTGAAATGGTGAAGTTCAAATTCTCTGTCTGTTGTCCTTTGTTTGTTGCCCGCCAATGGGTACGTCACCGAATGTCGAATACAAACGAGGAATCTGGTAGATACTCGGAACTTCGGATTGACAATCAATTCTTGCCGATGGAAGTGAGAGCCAACGACGATAAAAACAAACAGGCAACCAGTCAAATTGTGGGCGAGGGTGACGCTGATTGGTTTGTCCAAAAGCTTATGAGTGTTCAAGAGTACTCTTCTGACTTGTACCTTGAGGCTGTTCGGGAGCGTGGTATAGCAAGGGAGCAGGCGCGTTGCCTTCTAGGTGTAACGGTGCTCACCCGGTTCGTGTGGTGTATTGATCTTCACAACCTGTTGCACTTCTTGACGCTGCGACGTGACCCACACGCACAGAAGGAAATCAGAGACTTCGCGGATGGTATCTATTCACTGATTGGTTCGTTGGTGCCTGATACGATCGCGGCGTACGAGGATTGTATTTTGAATTCAATCACATTAACGCAAACAGAGATCAACGCGATTGTTTCGGTTGGGCTGCAAGACCCGAGCATTCTGAATCAAAAAGGGTTTGAAGGTCTGAAGACATTGGCAGACAGAACAAGCACGAACAAACAGGAAATTATCTAGATGAAAACAATTGCGTTTATCATGGGTTGTACATGTGTCGGTAAGTCTTCTTTCTTGGAGTACTGCCAATCTCATTATCCGAACAAGGTCGGTCTAGTTGAGGTCGGCAAGACGTTACGAGCGAAGTATCCACCAGAGCACTTCAAAGGCCAAGCCGCGCCGGAACACACGAAACAAGAGGCTTGGCAGATTTGCGAATCAACCGTCAAGAAGCACGCGAGCGAAGGAAAGCAACTGATACTTGTTGACGGTCAACCAAGATCAACGCACCAAGTAGAGCAGTGTGTAACGCGGTTCTCTGATTTATGTATGCCGATATGTAAATCAGGAATACCTGTTAATGATTGGTTTAGTTTGGAATTTATATACTTTGATGCGTCTTCAGAGCAGCGCGAAGAGCGTATGAAAATAAGACACCCTAGCAATGAACACGCTTACGATTCGGCTAGTTACGCGCTAACCGCACAAAGACAAGTGAACGACGAGCGTACTTACCTTCGTGTTTTGGTTGATCTAGAAATTCATAATCGAAAATTTACCGTTGTCAAAGTACCGACGATACAAAGTAAAGCCGATCTTGATGATTTCCATTTTTCTACTATGTGTAATCTTTTTGGTCCCTTTGGACCTGCAAGGCATAATTGATATGAACGATACAAAAAAACCAACGCTTCACATGTGCATCGGGTTACCGTATTCCGGTTTCGATGAGTGGGCAAAGCGTACCGGTATGCCAATGGTTCGACTGGATAGCCTGCGCAACGTGATGCACGGTCAGAAGTTTTGGAAGAACGCCGAGCCTTCGGTATGGTCCAACGCTAAATTGTTTGTGGGTTCTCTTTTCGATGCGGGGCATTCAGACGTTGTTCTTGTTGCTCCGATGTGGTTGCGTAAACATCGGTCACGTTGGAGTGATACCAGATGGGATCGCACCGCGATACGGTTTGAGGCAGATTTCTTTGAGTGTCAGAAGCGAGCAGTTGCGGCAGGGAACACCGGCGTTATTCAGGTGATGCAACGTATGGCTAACTCGTTTGATGAGCCTGATGCGGCGTATGAGGACTTTCTGAGTGTTGAGCGTGTGAGTATGACTAACGCACTCAGAGAATAATTTCAAAATAGATCATTTCACCCATTGCACTACCCGATAAACACGGTAAGGTAGATGTGTGATAAATGGGTATCACAAAATGAAAGGACAACAAGTGAGCGAAGATACGACCAAGATGCTAAAGCTTGGTGAAGAATGGATTGAGATCGGCGTTACCGCCGATACAGGATGTAGCGTATACGTGAAGCCATTCACGACCGTCAACAAATGTGATATTGGATCATCTATCGAAGACCTAACGGCACACGATCAACTTTGGAGCGCTCAGGATATCGCAGACCAGTTGTTGGTCTTGCAAAACATGAAGAGCGGAACCGCCTTGTACTTTGAAACTCGGTATCTCGGTGATCGTGGTAACGGGTTGGTTACAGGTGACGATTGGGCGCAGAAGTCCCGCACATCTTCACGGGTTGCGAGTCTTGGAACGCTGGCCTAGTAAGAGGCTACCCGCTAAAGGTTGAGATGCCTTTGGTGGGTTTTTCTTATTGCTATACAACCCAATAGTGTTCAAAGACATTATTGGGTTTTAATTGGCGCGTGTTGTGCGTGCGACAGATGTTGAGCGTTTGCGAAGGGCACGAAATGGGTAAGGCTAAAAAAGTCTGCGAGTTGCGGGTTGTTACTAAAATCTCGATTGGAAACTATGAGGACAATCAGATGTGTTTGTCTAGCGATGTGGTTTGGCGGTTGTGCCATCTGACAGCGAGGCCAAAGGAAATCCAACAAGAAAGAAATGGTGTGCTTGAAACATACCGAACTGCCGTTGTTATCTATTCTTCTGCATACGATCTTTTTCGAGAAATGTTTTCTTTTCCTAAATCGTGCCGCGCTGAAAATTCGGTTTCGTTTATCACGCTTTATGACGAACCGGTGAAAAACAGTTTGGAACTTACGCTGGTGAGTTCATTGCATTCAGATTTGGTTCACACCCCTGCGGCAAAAGTCTTGTGTAAACAAGAGCACTTGGAACCCAATTTTCGGAGAGATGGCCCGGTTATATCTATGCGGAGTTTCGGAACCGACGCTTTCACTCAATGGGTAGGCCGAGCGTTCGAGATTGCCGGTAAGACAGCCAACGGCGACCATATGTACATGTGCTGGGAATATGACGCCTGAATTGCGAGCCGCAATTGCCTCAGATGTACGGTTCAATACCAAAAGAAATAACAAACCCCAAAGGTGAAACGAATGAACGAAGATCAAGTAGAAATCAATCATGCCGTATCGTTGAACAAGTATCTTGTAAACGTGGTCCGTAGCGATGGGGGCAACGTTCACACATCACACGAATCGGTACACAATTCTGTACCCCAGAACATGCCAGCGTTGATTATTGCGTCGAACCCACAAGACGCAATAGAAGTTGCGCAACGATCGGCGTGTACCCGTCTCAACATTGAGAGATGTATGGTTGATTTCGGGTTCTGCGTACTTCTTGACATTGATCTTGATGAGCGTGGTTACTTTGGGCCGATGATCGAGTTTTTGAAACCGTTGTACTAGGAGTTATCGAATATCTTATGTGACTGATTCTGAAGGGAATAGACGCAAATTAAGCGGAAGACCTATTAAACACACTACTGTCAGAGCAAATGAAAAGGAAAAAGAAATGGCTACTACACAAATAACTACAAAGAATGAAACGACAACCCCATTGAACCGTTATGCGGTTGTGGTTGTGCCGATCAACATCAGCGACATTGAAAACGATAGGGACGCCGAGCGGCACCCGTACCTTCATCAGCAAATGAGTTTTATCGTTGTGAGTCGTAAAAAGGAACTTGCGGAAGAAGCCGCGATTCGTGCGGCGTCAGAGTACGAATGTTGTAAACCTGAAAACTTGAAGATTCTGACGAGATTTATTGTTGACAGTTCGTACGTATTATGCAGTGACGGGATCATGGTTCAACTTATGGATGCTCGGTGAATAGATAAAAACGAAGGGACCGTCTATGAGTTGGCTACAGAACGGAAACATGATGAGTGTTCTTGATGTTGTGGCGTCGTTCGCGGTAGGTGCCTCAATACTGATGATGGTGTTTGAACTGGATATCTGCGTTCAAGGTAGATCACAGTTCAAAGGGCGAAAGAAGGTCAAACGATTCCCGCACGCGGTGATGCTGCTGATGTATGCAGTAATCGTATTGTTCGGTTTACAGTTCTTGGATTACGTGGAGCAAGTACAGCGCGGTCCAGACGTTTCAACGGAAGAGACAATCACAGATGAACAACGAAACACCAAAGATGAACAGGTATGTTGTGACGGTTCAATCGAAAGCGATTCATGCGGCGGCTCATTACTTGGAGTACTTGGATGATCCTAAGACGTTTGATGTTTTCGATGTTAATCCAAACGTGGCGATGAACCGTGCGGTAGAAATGTATTACTTGCAACATTCGATTCCGTCGAAAGAGTTTATCGAGGTATCGTCATGCGTAGAGGTCGATAGCGACTTAGCCGGTTTCTTCGGGGTTGGGAGCATAAGCGATTTCTATAATCACGCTCAGTTCTACGTAGAGAGGTAATCAGATGACAGAGATAACGAACCAGTACGTTCTCACAATCAAGAGAAAAGACAAAGAGAAGACAGGTTGTTTCTCTGTAGCCATCATCTGAGAGGTGCATCAAATACCGATGCATGTGCTACTATGGGTGGTCCTGCAAACATCTATTGAAAGTGCATACGCATGTTTCCACAATTCACAAACGATGACGGATACGTAAAGATTGATCTATCCTCAGAAGAGATAGAAATGGGCAAGTACAAACTACAAGATGATTGGGTTCTCATCCGTCGAGACGACGACAGTACTCAGTACGGGGAGATTATCATCGTTGTAAATAAGACGAGAAAGAACCGAGCGGTTACCGGCGTTGTTGTGCAAACGGGTGAATGTATTCAGGTGACAAAATCGAAAGAAGGAATGAATGGCGCTGAAAGATGCGGCGTCAAAGGTAAATTCATAGTGAAGTCCGGCGATGGTGTTTTGTTCCATGCTCTAGCCGGACATGACATGTTGACGAATGACGGTGTGCGATACGTTCAATGCACAGAGCACGACATTCATTTGGTGTTTGAAAACTCAGAAGACAGGTTTGAAGTTGAGCGTATGAAGACAAAGAAGCGGGAACCCCTCACGACGAAGCACGTTGAGAAAGTCCGCAAGTAAGCAACCATCAAATCGTAAAATACATTTGGAGAACAGAACATTGACTACAATGAATACAGGTACGGTCGGAACAACACGAGCACCAAAGCGGAAACCAACCGCAAGAGCACAAGTGTTGATGGCCCGGACGTATTGCCGCCCATTAGACAATCAAGACGGAAAAGAAGTGTTCGAGACGTGGGGTGAAACGGTTGACAGAACAATCTCACACCAACGATGGTTATGGGAAAGAGCGAAGGGATCATCGCTCACAAGAGGACAACGAGAAGAACTGTATGAGTTGCGAGAGATTCAGCACGAGAGGTTGGGGCTGCTCTCAGGCAGAACGCTTTGGTTAGGCGGGACCGAGGTAGCACGCACGCGAGAAGCCTCACAATTTAATTGTGCGTTCACGGTGCTCCAAACGGTTTACGATATGGTTGACCTGTACTGGTTGCTTCTCCAAGGATCAGGCGTAGGGTTCCGCACAAAGGTCGGTAGCCTCTTTGGATTCGCCAAGTACATACCAGAGCTAGAAGTGATCCGTTCAACCCGTAAGGCTAAGGGCGGGCGTAAATCAAACAACGAGTGGTTCGATACTGATACAGGTATCTGGACGATCCAGATTGGTGACTCTTCTGAATCATGGGCCAAGGCGCTCGGGAAGCTCGTATCACACAAGCATGCGAACGTTCAGAAGCTCGTCCTAGACTTCACGCATATCCGAGCGAAGGGCGCAAGGCTCTCGCGGTACGGATGGCAATCATGCGGGGACGAGAAGATCGCCAGAGCATTCAAAGAAGTCTTTACGATTATGAATAACAAGGCTGACCAGATGCTCAGCCACCAGAACATCCACGATATAGCGAACCTGTGCGGAACAACGCTATCGAATAGACGCGCTGCTGAACTGTCGTTGTTCTATTACGGTGAAGATGGTTGGGAAGACTTCGCAAACTGTAAAACAACGGTCTACAACGAAGACTTTGGGCCGGGCGAACACTGGTGGCGTGATATGTCCAACAACACGCTTTGCCATAGGACGAAACCGACAAAGCACCAGATACGCAATCAATTACTGATGATGGCGAAATCAGGCGGATCGGAACCGGCGTTCCTTAATGAGAAAGAAGCACTGCGCCGAGCACCGTGGTTCAATGGGCCTAATCCGTGCGTCGAAATCCTTCTTGCAAACAAGGGCTTCTGCAATCTCGTAACGATCAACCTTGCCGCAAGCGGTCACAGGAATGGCGAATGGTTTAATAGGCTGCTGAGAACCATATACATCATGGCGAGAGCGAACTACAGACAGACGTGTGTAGACTTGCGTGATGGGATACTGCAACGGGCATGGCATGACAATAACCAGATGCTAAGGCTTTGCGGCGTATCGCTTGCGGGGATAGCTCAGCGAACGGACATAACAGCCGAGCAATGGCAGGAGCTAGCACAAGCCGCGAGGTTTGGCGCTAACGAGATGGCCGACGATCTAGGACTACCGAGACCGAAGAACGTGACGTGCGGTAAACCGGAAGGAACAGCCGCAAAGATCATGGGTTCGACGGTTGACGGTGAGACGTGTTCGGGTATCCATAATGCTTTAGGACGGTTTGAATTCAACAAGGTCAACTTCGGATCAGATGACCCGATACTTTCGGTTTTATTCGATGCGGGATACAAGGTAGACAAGCACCCCACAGATCCCCACACGGCACAGGTGACGTTCCCCGTTGACTATGGGGAAAGTGTGCCCGGTGTGGTCCACGAGAGTGCAGTAGAGCAACTAGAGCGATACAAAGGGATGATGACCAATTGGTGTGACCAGAATATGAGTTGCACCATCTATTGGACCCCGCCCGGAATGAATCCGATAAATGGAGTGGACCAGCACTACCATCCGGGCGAGCTTGACGAGATCACCAGTTGGTTAGATGAGAACTGGGATACGATGGTAGCGGTGAGTTTCCTACCCCGTCAGAACGTGGAAGACTTGACGAAGCCCGAAAAACAGGTGTGTCAGGAAAAAGGTTACGCATATTTGCCGATTCGTATCGTATCTGAGACCGAGTACCGGCAATATACAGAGAGGCTGAAACCGATTGATGAGAGCCTGCTATCTGGATCGACTGTACTAACTGTCGAAGCGGATGATGAACAAGGTTGCGATACGGGCGTTTGTCCTGTAAAGTGATGTTATAATCATGCCCAACTTCTGACTCGGGTTGAGTACCCATTCTCCCCGAGTCCGTCGCAACGCCGGTTAGCAGTTTTCAGATGGTCCCAGCCGTTTAACTGCTAACCGGTTTTTTCATTGAGTGACGAACAACAGAACAAAGGAATTGAAAAGATGTTTGCTACAACCAAGGACGGCAAGAAGGTAAGAAGCGGGGTTGAAGTCTATTGCCCTGTATGGGTGCTGTTGCAATGCACACCGGGCGAATTCCCCAACAAGAGAAAGCCGCTCTACTCGAAAAGAGATCGGTCTAAGAATGAACGTATGAGACCAAAGAAGTTCCATCTGATAATTGCGGCTGGCAATTGCGTTGTAGATGACAGTTGGCGCGGTAACGGGTACATCGGAGCTGGATTATCTGGCGTATCCACAAGTTCAATCGCCTCAAAGCTGAGAGTACCGATGAGTTCGTGCTATGAGGATTACTCTGTTCTGAACGATTTGGTGTGTAATCCTTCGTTCATGGGAGAGATTGGGAAGCCGCACATCGTGCTAGGCGAGATCATGGAGCCGGACCTACAACACAGTACTAAGTACCTGTTGCAGGTTGACCGGTCACAAGGGTTTTAATTAATTGAAAAGGAGCAGTTGATGAGTAGTGAACTATCAGGACAGATTCAAACAACACGTGGTTTATTGAAAGATCGACCGGGTGGGTTTAACGAAACAGATAAGAAAGAGATGTTTCGCGCGTTGGATCGTTGGTTTGATCTTGCGAAAGAGATCGAAGAGAGGATTCGGGTTGCGGAGGATAAATTGAGAGACATAGAAAGTTACAAACCGGCAGAGCGTAAGAGAGTTGGTGATGCGTGGATAGATGACGTACAAAACGTGAGTGAATCAGGAGACATTAGCAATGCTTGATGATGGAACAGATGAGCCGAGAGAACTGAGAGACGTGATATTTAATCTAGGCGATCACACAACACACAAAGATAGACCGTTTACAGGGCAGCCGCATACAGATCAAGGATTGCGCGGCAAACAAGAAGTGTCCGGTATACGGTTTCGAGACGTTGCCGATTGCATTGTGCGTGCGATGATCTACGGTAACAAAGACGCAACCGATGAAATGCGTAGGCGTGCCGATGACGGTACATTGAACTACAACGATGTTTATGATTTAGATTTTTCAGGCATTGATCCGATTGCGATTGTACAGAATGCGATGTGTGAGATTGAGAAAATGATGGGTATATATCCGAATATCCCAGAACCAAAAGAAGGCGATGAAAAGTGATATACGATCAATTCAGCGGAATACTTACGTTGGCTTGCATGGTGGCTTGTTTGGTGTTTGGTGTTGCTTTGATGGCGAATTGGTTTGATTGGTTTCGACCGCGAAAAGACAAGGAGGATGAAAAGAAAGACGGATATTTCACACCCATCATGGAACTGTACAAAGATGGTAATACGTCCATCCCCATCGGTGTACCGTTAGTATGTGTTGGCGGAGCGACAACCGAAGAACTACAAGAAGTGTTACGCCGTATGATGGATGCATCTGATTCGGACGGTATCTCAATCCCTTGCGGAGTGACAACCGAAGAGTTACAAGAAGAGTTACGCCGCATGATGGAACTTCTCAAGTGGGTGCGTCAAGAATCTCTTGATGCCGGTGCTCGTAACGATAAAGAGTCGCATCGTGCGTGTCTTGCGATACACACAAGGGTTTCAGATACGATTAGAAAAATAGAAAGAGGCGAATGATGTTGTGGTATGCGTTAGCGATTTTGTGTCTGTGCTTGATTGTGTATCTAGGCGTAATTTTTTTGAAATGGTTGGGTGCTTTATCTAGGAACGTTTCACGTCTGATTGAAAGGGACAAAGCACACGAGGAAGCCATACGGGGATTGTTGGATGCCGGGAAAGACAATGCGGTGATGATGGGTTTACTCAACAGTCAAACCCTAGACATCATTAAGCGATTGGAATCGGTCGAAGGAAAAGTTGATGTCCTTGAATACAAAGTCGATTTAGGCGGCGAGTCATTTGATGATTGGGTTCAAGAGATAGGTCTACTCATGTCGAAGATAGGCGTGGTTGAATCTCGGATATCGCACATTGAGAGCGACCTTGATTCTGACGTGTCTCCAAACGGCTAGATCGAGACATGTAAGGGAATGGGCACCAATTCGTCAAGAAAACGTGTAGGATGCCCGATGAATGGATAAGTTGGCGTTCGGTGTAGATGACTCTACAATACCCATGCGGGCGAACGTATGTTTTAGTTGGCACCGAAAGGATCGAGAAAATGGGACTCACACAATCTGAAATCAGGCGCGAGAATTTATACAAGTTGTGCCTTGTAAAGATGGCAGAGAGCAACACGACGGAAGAAACTGCTTTAAATCCTAAAGTGCTTGAAGCTTTGTCTGAAGACTTTACACTTGATGAATATGTTGCGGCGCTAGAAGATTTACATCAAATGGCATCTTTCGGTATCTGGCGAGGCGTGCATTCGTGGAACCTAGATGGTGATAACAATCTTGTTATCGTCTACAACTATTGGATTCCCAACAAAGAAAAGAAGACCGATCACATCGATACCGCGATGATCGAGGGTGTGGTTAAAAATGCTTCACAAGAATTACTTGGCGTCCTTGAAAATATGAATGTGGTTATGAAACGAATCATTGAAGAACGAGACAAGGCACGCCAACAGTTAAAAGAGACTCATCTTGAATTGGAAGCGTCACATGTAATCGTGAATCGTTTTATAGATGGTCAGATACATGCTTGGCGTACTGTTTGCACAAGAGAGAAATCGAATATATCAGACCAATCAAAACTGAGAAATAAGGTGCGGCATACGCTCAATAACCCAAACCCCAACAGTTATTTGATTAGACCCCACACAAGGTAAAGATTTGTATGACACGCAAGAAAGACCTAAGGCTGAGGCGTAGAGCCGAGAAGCGCCGATGGAAGGACCGAGGTAAGAAGGATCGACGCACACAACGCGGCTACCCTTCAACGATCGTCTTCCACGATATCGGGCCGCTCGGTACGGCTGAGGCAGAGCGTGAGTATCAGAGAGGTCGTCACGGGATAGATTGGCGGGGGTTTGTGACTATTAGCGCGTTCAGGTCACTTGTGAGGGTCACCGGAAGATTGACCAGCAAATTGGGAAGCTTTTTCAGAAGGTACGATGACCAATGAACGATAAAGAATGTATGGTAGATCAAGAGTTTTTGGAATTGCTCCGAGAACGAAATGAAAAACGGTTTAAAACTGAACTTGAAGGGACTTTTGAAATGGGTAACGAAATGGGTAATCCTTGCTTGGATATTGACATTGACACAAGAGACGCGCAATATTCGCGTCGAAGTGCTCAGGTTCAATTTCCGAAGACGAAAGACGGCGTACAGGTGTTTGCTGGTGACCGCGTGGTGATGCTCCACAACGACAAGTTCTATGGTGCGACGGTGCGAGAGTCACAGGACGAATCCTTAAGCAGTCGCGGAGTACAAGCACTTGAGGCGGTAGTGTGTTTTCACAAGGCGTACATGCCCGCGTTAGACGTTTCACAGTTCTATTCGTCAATCGGGGACGCAACACACGAGAGGAACCGTAGAAGCAATCTACGGTCCTGTGATCGTGTGTACATGACACGTGACGGGTATGACGTGCAAGAGGGCGATATCGTCTTTGTTTGCGTAAGTGTGAACTACAACAACCGCACAATGCCGAACGGTGAGATTGATAACGGTATCCGTGCGTGTACTGTACGCCGCAATACGGAGTGCGAGGGTGGCGCGTGCGTTCAAGTGGACAACGTGCAAATAATCGCAATCTCTCAGGTTGAGGCGGACGTTGCGAATCTGATTCTTCGATTTAAAATAGGTTCATAATCTTCATAATTGCGAGCCGCAATTCAAAATCTCAAGGTCAATATACAGGTATGAACGAAGAACAAACCAATCGTGATATGGAATTGAACTACAGGGAATGGCAAACCAGACGAGAGAACCGCAAGCGGGTATTTCAAAAGGTCACGGACTCGTGCAAAGGAACACAGAATGCAGTTTCTCATCTAGTCACGACGATCGGCGGAATGAGTAAATCGATACGTGATTTCTCTCTAGCCGTTGAAGGGATCGCGTTGGATCAAAAGAACTTCTACCTTCCGGTAAGGTCGGTAGTGTCTAAGATTGTCGGTCGCAGATAACAGGTAGGGGTGTGAGTGGTGTACGCGGCTTTTTGTTCTGAGTCGTTCCGTGAAAGCGGGTCACATCCCTACCTTTCAATACAAGGACGAATGAATTGTTGCGTTTCAATGGGTCTATAATCGAGCGCAAGCCGTGCCCTACGTGTGACGGTAAAGGATCGGTGCCTTGCCCTACAACGTATAGCGTGCGAACACAGAACGATCTAGGGCCGTTCCCTCAAGCGAGCGACGGATACCCGATACCTTGCCCCGAATGCGATGGCAAGAAAACAGTTGTAAATGGGAATGATTCAAAGGTAGAGCAAGAATGAAACGCGACCAAGAGAAAGCAATCGTTCAGAAGTTCATCGTGTACCGAATCCTCTTCTGTCGCATATACGGTGAAGGGACGCATCCGAGTACGTACAAGATTGTCGGCATGGGTCACGGCACGCTATGGGTAACGGTCAGTGCGAACCTTGCACGCGAGACGTTCCGCAAACAACTTGTATCCGATATGCTGAAGATGAACGTGACGCGAGAGATTCTAAAACAGGTGTGGCCGAAAGTGTGTTGCGGTGAAAAGAACATCGCAAAGACCGCCAAGGAATTCGTACGCGCCATCAAAGAAGTTGAGGACATGTAGATGATTTATATTCAAGCGAGCCGGATTGTTATCTGTATTTCTTCTATCGCAGTCCTAGTGCTGATTGGTGCTTCTATTTTTGCCATCGCAGACGGATTTCGGGACGCGCAAAACAACAAGCACTTAGAATCAAATACTCTTGTGACTGTCGAGATTGAATCGGGTGACGTGCGCGAGTACGAAAACCTGCGATTGAAAGTGAGTACATACCGTGAGTTCAGATATCAGAATGGTGATACAGTGTTCTTCCCGATGAATGCGACGATTACGATTACCAAACAAGAGATTGAGTAGATGACAAAGAACAGATGCAGGGTATTTCGCGGGGATTGCGTAAACCTTGCGTCCAGACTGCCGGACAACTACGTACACAGTATCGTGACCGATCCGCCCTACGGCATAAAGTTCATGGGGAAAGATTGGGATGGTCCGGGCGGCGTAGCTTTCCAAAAAGAGACTTGGGAAGAGTTCTTAAGGGTTCTAAAGCCCGGCGGTCACGTGCTCGCGTTCGGCGGAACAAGAATGCATCATCGGTTGATGGTTGCGATTGAAGATACCGGGTTTGAGATACGCGATTGTTTGATGTGGTTGTATGGCTCGGGCTTCCCTAAGTCTCACAACGTCAGTAAAGGGATTGACAAAGCGGCGGGGGCAACCGGAACGAGAGGTTCGCTAAAAAGAGGCGGGGATCGATTAGCGAGTCTTGAAAATGGCAAGCGAGACGGCAAAGGACGATGGGGAGATGAGGTAGGGAGGAACCCTTATACTACAATTCCCGCAACCGATGCCGCAAAACAATGGGACGGATGGGGCACCGCACTAAAGCCAGCATGGGAACCGATCGTACTCGCCCGTAAACCGTTCAATGGCACCGTTGCAAAGAACGTACAAGAGCATGGTACGGGCGCAATGAACATTGACGGGTGTAGGGTTGGGACGGATGATAGTCTTGGTGGTGGAGCCACTAAGGGGAAAACAGTTTGTTCTCATAACGGGGAGGCTTGGGATCGGCCTTGGAAACATAATGATGATGCGAGGGAATCCCACGCATCCAGAGTTAGAGACAACGTAGTAAAAGCCGAAATGCTTGGCCGCTGGCCCGCAAACCTAATACTTGATGGGGAAGCTGGTGCAATACTTGATGAATCTGTAAAAGAATCACCATCCCGGTTCTTCTACTGCCCAAAGACGAATAAAAAAGAACGCAATCTAAATGGGTGTGACAACAGACACCCGACCGTTAAGCCGACAGAGCTTATGCGGTATCTCGTGCGACTCATCACGCCACCGAACGGAATCGTTCTTGATCCGTTTTGCGGATCGGGTTCAACTGGCCTAGCGTGCCAACGCGAAAATATGCGCTTCATCGGTTTCGACAAAGACATAGAATCCGTGCAATGGGCACGCAAGAGAATGGGGATAGACTAAGACATTTCGCCAATTGTCCGTTTGTGTATCGTCTAAGGGGTCAGGGTTGCCGCGTACTGTACCGGGCGGCATTGTCCCGGTGATTTGACCCTACGACACCGCAAGCGGTTAGAGAGCCGCACAGGGCTATCGAATTACCCGTCGAAAGGCGGGTTTTCTCATGGGTTGAAAAAATATTCAGAAAAGACAGTGTGAAGGCTTGCGTCGGACGATAAAGACGGTAAGATAGACGTGTAAAGAGAGCAACAAACAAAGGGACCAGAACAATGAACAACGCAACAACGACCAAGTTTGAAACCGGCAAGACATTCACGGGACGCGCTTCCAACGATCATAATTGCGTCTGGTCCTTCACCGTCACAAGCCGCACCGAGAAGACAGTAACCGTTGAATGTGATGGGGATAGTTTCCGCCGAGGCGTGTTCGTGGATGGCGGTACTGAAAAGTTCTTCCCGTTCGGCCGACATTCTCAGTCTGTCGTTGTCAGTGCTGACAAGGTTGACGATTGATCGTCATCGGTAACCCGTCGAAAGGCGGGTTTGCCGGTTTTAGAAAAAAAAGATTTGAAATAGATGGCGTGATGGGTTGCGTTGACCGATGTAGACGGTAAGATAGACGTGTAGCAAATGGGTGCTACGAAACGAACCGCGAAACGAAAAGGGACAAACAATGGCAAAACTGACGAAAAAACAAAGAAATACACTTGATCGAGCACTTTCTGCAATAACACAGGCTAGTGAATATATTTTCAGTGACGATGTTGCTGTTTGTTGTAAAAAGGAATCTCAGACAACGACTCAAGATTATATTCGGTTTGATGGTGGTGGGCCTGTTTTGGCTTGTACTCAACGTGAATATGGATCACACCTTTGCCGCTTGCGTGACGCTGAAAAATTGATTAGAGATATGATTGTTCTCGATCAGATATCAAGATTGAAATGACAATCAGACAACCGGGCGGAAACGTCCGGGCGTCCTTTACAATTGCGGCGTGCAATTATTGACGGTGAAACGAAAGGGACAAAATGAAACTTGATGTTGCAACAATGGACTTGGACAAGATCGAAGACCGCAAAAAGATCATGGATGAGTACCTTGCTCGATTCGACAATGAAAGACCTAAAGACTGTCCGGTCACCGCTCGTCTTGTTGCGAATCTTACCGATGCCGATACGTACCCGGAAGAACCGCTTGATGCTGACGCGTGCTACATGAATCGTCTTGCTAACGTGATGGAAGCATTCCCGGTGATTGCGAACGAACAGACCAAACATCCAATGTACTTCGCTCTCAGTCGCACAGATGCGGCTTGGATACCGTGCTACAACGCTGAGGTAAAACGGTCCAACGGGTGGGCTATTTGTGGATTCACGAATGACGATGGATCAAAAGAAAATCTTGCGCAGGCAATGTTTGAATGGGCACACGTTGATGCTGATGGCGGCGTATCTATCCCGGTTGTTTTCGAGATGTGCCGTCGCAAACTGACAAAGAACGAGGCTCTTGCAGACGACAGTATCGAATTCTGAACACCGCACTGTGATTGGAAACGGTCGCAGTGTGATTTACAATTGCGAGCCGCAATTCTGAGATTGTCACCGGATTCTTCAGAGTCAAGGTCAATATACACATAGAGAAACCCGAGAGTACTAACAGCAAGGTGAGATTCTGGAATGTCGAAATGCCAAAAAGTTAAAGAATCAAGCCTTGTTCAAATGAAGTCGATCCGCTTCACGAACAACAAGGGGCATCGGTTAGACGTTGAGGTTTACGAGAACACAGATGATGTTGTGATTCGTCTTTTCATTGACGATGTAACTTCAAGGTTCGTTCTCGATTCAGGTGTAGCGCAACGAGTGATTGATTTCATAGCTGACGGATACGGATCAGAAAACAAGGATGATGATAATGGGCAAAAACAAAAAAATGGGTAGTCTGGTACTTACGCGTAAACCAATGGAAACGATTTGCGTTGGCGACGATGTACGCGTGACGGTTATTAGGGTAAAAGGGGACCGGGTTCGTATCAAGATCGAAGCGCCGATATCGCTCTCAATTGATCGTTTGGAGATCAGAGAGAAGATTGAACAGGAAACAGAAAAGGAGAATGCAAATGAGTGATAGATTTGACAACATAATGAGTGTTGCATTCAAAGAAGCGTCAACCGGCATGTCCGAACTTGACGCGTATGAAGACCTTGAAGATTGGTACGAAGGTCAAAGGATGCGACTGCAAGCACTGAGAGATGGAGAAGAGAGAAAAGAACAAGAAGGCGTTTGAGCGTTTCAAACACGAGTCAATTGAAAAGAAAGAAGGATTTCAAAATGAGTACAAGTATTACTTCAAAAAAAGATCAGTTTTTTAGCGCACCGACTTACACCCCGCGAAATGTGCGTGCCTTGGAGATTACCAAGGCGACTGTCAATCCGAATGGGAGTGTTGATCTTTTCTTCGACGATCATCCTTCGGTCAATATCGATCGTTCTGAATCAAGCCCGTTCATAGTTGGGGGTAGATTCGATCCGTCAACGAATCGCAATCATGTATACCAAGACGGGTATCTTGTTGTTTCTGGTTCTGGTGACGATTGCACAATTGAGCGTTTCGATAAGGACGCATTCAAAAGGATGTACGAGTTCGGGCACTAAGCGTATTGAACAAACTGATTGACACCGCGCCAAACGTGTGAGAGAATACACGTGCTTTGATTAGCCGAGAGGCTTCGACATTTCGAGTAACTCTTTTGGGAAAGGGTAGAACAATGCTTGAGCTTTAAAACATGGCAACCGAAACAAACAAAACTCTTCTCTCTTTCTCTGTGAAGTGTCTTAGTTGATACTTCATCGACGAGCGCCCGCAACCAGTAAGGTCGTCTTTAGCTGGTTGCGGGTTTTTCATTGCACCAATCACAATCGGATAAACAATGAGTAAAACAAACCACGGTCAAGGACTTATGGAAGACGTGGGAACTTCTTTCAAGTCGAGCACGTTCCCCGAATACACCGGCGTACCGAACCCGGTACCAAACTCAATCCTTCCGATATTCCAATCGGCACAACCTGCCAACACCGGTAAGTACTTTGGCGTTCGCGTTGCTTCCCGAAGCGGTAGAAGGTCAGGTAACCCATACGGGTACAACAGGCTCGGTATGAAGATACTCCGAGAGGGTTGGGACTGCGAGGATATGAAAGCGGTGATTCGTCACGCGACCGCGAAGGGTTTCAATGAAATGTTTGTGTGGCACATTCAGGGGTATCACAAAACAACGAATCACCGGGAAGACGGATCGATGCCCGATTGGGTTCCCGGTGCGACACCACAAGCGGTAGTAGATTCATGGCACCGTCTGAGAGAGTGGATCAAGATAAACTTTCCATCGTTCAAGCTGAGTATCTACAACGGGCCGACCGTTTCACCGAATTTCGGGACGTTGGATGATCCAAAGTTTGAGTGGTTGACGATTGCGAATCTTCAGCGCGTCATCGACAAGTACGAGGATTTGATAGACACGATGCAGCCGGATGGTTTCTGCCTCGACGCGTTCAACTGGATTATGAGTTATCGAGACGAACCGGTTGGTAAGAACTGGAACGATACAGAGCCTTGTAATCCGGGTGACTCTGAAATCCCAAGAGAGAAGGGGTTGTATCTACGAGCACTTGGGGGTATGTGCGAACTTGCCAAGAGAAAGAACGTTTACCTGTACCAAGAACCCTTTGCTCTTCACGGCTTCCCCCAGTCGATGGTTGCGTCTATGAAGCTCATGCAATCGGTGAAGGTTGCGAACAGCCCGCAAGGCATGGACGGACGCTACACATTGGACAGTATGGCACCGCCTGAATTTGAAAGAAGTTTGGTGAAAGATGTTTCTTTGCTGTTCTACATACACGGCAAAGACTGGGAAACCGAAGAGATTCACGAAACCGTAACCAAGGGGTTTCAGCAGGGCTACCGGATGGGTATGACCATCAATCACGCGCAACAGGCGTACGGCTTCCCGAAACTCATCTGAATTGCGGCTCGCAATTATTTTGAGAATTTTCTAGATTGATAGTCGGTTGTTTGTTCCTCAGTGGGAATATACAGATGTACGTAAACAATTTGAAATGAAAGTTGAAAACATGGACCCGTCAGAAATCAGTACGTTTATTGAATTCCTCGTGTGGTGCTTTGAATCGCTCCATCGGTTCATCGGCCTGCTATTGCTCTTTTTCCTTGCATCGCTACTGTTCTCGGTTGGGTTGTCTGAAGGTTTTGGTAAGTTTTGTTTAGTGAGAATCACCAAAAGCCAAGACACAAATAATTATCAATGGAACAAGGATGAGTAAGATTCCGCTATTTGAACCATGTACCGCCAACCACGTTTTAGACAAAACGTCTGAACGTGGTTGGTTTTTTAATCAATTGGTTCTCATAGAAGGGACGTTCGGCGCGGGACGATGGGACTGGTGGATTGCTCGAACGATGAAAGACGGAAGGCTCGGGAATCACCAGATACCGCAAATAGAATTCATCGACTCACCACAATCTAAACCGGCCCCTAGGATCGGCTGGGACGCGTCGATGTGTGAATTGGCGTCAACACCGGGTGAGACGTTCAAGCTCGCTACAGACGTGTTTGATAGGCTCATGCGTGACGGTACGAACGTGTCTTGCATCCTCGATTGGTTCCTGTACGCGTGCGGGGACAATTCGGTAGAAAGACCCAAACATCTATCCGGTGAACATGAAGTGTTCTTGTATCAAGAGGGTATGTTGATGCTCTCGCGTATGATCGCCAATCCGACCGATTGGGGCCAACACATCGCCGGGTATATTCAGGGTGGCGGCAAACAGTTTACCGGGTGGTTCCCTACGCCCGTGTGCCTGTCTCGCTTGATGGTTGAAGCGACATTCAACGAACCAGAGAAAAACGATTACCGATTGAAAAGTGTTTGCGATCCGTGCGTAGGTACGGGTGTGATGCTGCTACACGCGTCGAACTACTCGCTTGATCTTTACGGACAAGATATCGACGTGGTAATGCTGAAGTGGTGTAGATTGAATGGGTATCTATTCGCGCCTTGGATGGTTGCGAAGTGGCACAAGATGTTGGAAGAGTACGAGAATCGACCGGTTGAACAATCAACCGACAAATCAAATACGTTCCGTAGGCGCGGCAAAGTCTACAGAGTAAAGAGAAAGAAAAAGGTGATAGCAAGATGAGATTGAAGCCATTTTTCTCTTACTACGGTTCAAAGTACCGGATAACCGGGCTATACCCGAAACCGAAACATGATCGTATTATTGAACCATTTGCGGGGTCAGCTAATTACGCACTCATGTATCACGATAGAGATATATTTCTTTGCGACATTGACCCTACGATTGTTCGCATTTGGGATTATTTGATAAACGTTAGCGAAGATCGCATTTTGTCTTTACCAGACGTTTGCATAGGTGACCATTTAGATGATGTCAAGTTCGATGGTTTGGTTTGGGCAGAGAGATCGTTGATCGGGTTTTATCTAAATGGCGGCGCGGCTGTTCCTTGCCGCACACCTTCTAAATGGATGGTTGACCTGATACAAAAAAACAAATTGACAAGTAATTATTGGGGACAATTGGCGAGAGAGAAAATTGCAAGCCAATTGAAATATATTCGTCATTGGAAAGTACGCATGTGCGGGTATTGGTCAATCGAAACTAAAGCACATGCAACGTGGTTTATTGATCCGCCTTATCAGAAAGCAGGTATTCATTACAAAGCAAGTTCTGAAACTCTCAACTATGAAAATCTTGCTATTTGGTGTAGGTCTAGAAAAGGTTTAGTTATTGTTTGTGAGAATCAAGGCGCAAAATGGTTGCCGTTTAGAGATTTTGTAATTTCTAGATCAACCACAAAGAACGGTGCAAACTATTCCAAAGAAGTAATTTGGACCAATGATACGTATTCGTTTAAACGTGATGGTAAAATATACGTCACAAAAAAGAAAAGGTGGTAGTAAGATGAAACCGTTGAACCCGGATACCGTGATCGCTCTTATGAAGAAATATTCCTTTAACAGAGGAATTGCCAAAGGCATCATTGCACAACACAAACATTGCGGTATTGAGATGATGATTGATCTTGGGGTTGAATTCTAAAATGCCAAGGCCTACCACAAGAACTGACGGTGACGTTACTATTGTTTTTCATGGTGGGCCTAGGTGTGGCGAGAAACAAAACTTGTCCGAGCTTGGCGTTCCGAGTGACAGAGTAATAGAAGTGCCCGGATTGTACGGGCAGAGATACGTGTATCGTGTAAACTTGCTGACGCATATTGCACGGTATTTGATAGTTCTAGAAAAAGAAGATTTCAACCCTTACAGGAGTTGCGAAGATGAGCGATGACGAATCACAAGACAAAATTGTTGTTGACGAAGGTTGGAAAGAAAAATCGGCACGCGAAATGCGAGAGACGGAAGAGGCCGAGGCGAAGAGTGAAGTTCCTGATTTGAAAGAAGCAACGTTCAGTAATGAACTATTGAAAGCATTGGAAACCGTCCGCGACGAGTGCCATGGGTATATTCTTGGGTTTGTTTCACCGATGTTTGATCTTGACGGTCAACCTATTCTTGATGATGCTGGGGAGCAACGATTAGGAGGTATGACCGTGAACCACGGACCCGCTCCAATGTTGCACCAGATGATGCCGAGTGTGGTACAGGCAACTGGTGAATATATAGCAAACCAACAAAGAGCGATGCAGGCGGTAAAAGCCGCAAAGGTTACAGAAGGTGTTCCGAGTAAGAGCACCGAACTTGTTGAAGCCGCTGGTGAAACAAAGAGAGTGGAAGGATGTGAATCAGAATGAGTGATACAAAAACAACAGTAGCGCAACGATCCGTGATTCTTAGTGCAATCACCGAAGCACCAAAGGGTCACGACGAACGTATCCGCCGAATGATGGCTGACCTGTATAAGAATTGCACCGGTCGTAAAAGGATGGATAACAATCGTACGCATTCAGCCGCCGGTTTGTGGCAAGACGGCGCGGGCGGTCTTGCGATGGTTGGGTTTGGTGAAATTCCAAAACGCATACCCGAGGGTGCGGGTAACGCAGGAACTTCTTTCTACCTTCGCTCGTCTGTTTCAATGATCGTCAACTCGGCGGCTTCGCAGGTGAGTTCGCAAGACTGTTCGATGGTTGCTATTGGACTTGTTGAAGCTGAAGATATCCCGATGCTTAAAGCGGCTGGTATCGTAAACATCGTTTTGCACAAAGACGTATACGAACAGATTGATAAGTTGGATGGTTATTTCAAGCATGATGTTTTCAAAAGCCTTGAGATACTGATTGCGTCTTGTGCCGCTTGCGGTATTACCGTATGGGGTGTATCTGGTAAGGTTTCGCAGGTTGTTCAACGAAACCTTTCGCAAGATCGTAACTCCAACACGCTAACGCATCGTGTGTTTAATCATGTGTGGTATCCCTAAAAAAGAACACCGCAAGACATTTGAATAAACACCCGCTACAATGCAGCCGTTAGTATCAAACACTAGCGGCTTTTGCAATTGCGAGCCGCAATCATGGAGTATAAAAAAATGGCTGCTACGAATGGCGGAACAATTGCTGTTACCGCAACGTCCCTTGCAACGGCTGACACCGTATTTTCCAGTAATCTCAATGGCGGTAGTGGTGCGGACGGGTGTAAGGGTATTTCGTTTATCAACGACGGCACGGCTGTTGCCAACGTTTTTTGCGACGGTGTACATGAGCCCGGCGAGGATACTGAAGGATTCCCTCTTGGTACGGGTGAATCTGTCACATTTGAATCGAATCATATTCGCAGCGTTACGGCATGGGTTGCAAGCGGCAGTGCAAGTTTGAGGTTTACGGTTACCAAGATCGGTTAAACACAGTTGCTTGATTCGAGGTAAGCGGTTTATGAGTAAAATTCTAAATCAGCACGAGTTGCTTAAGACTGTCGGTGCAAGTGATGTGCTCGATTACATGTGGAGCCATTCCGTTGGGGGGATGGCTTTTGTTGATCCGAAGGGCGCATTTCTTTGTGTGAACCCTACGCTCTGTAGTTGGCTCGGGTACGCGCCGAACGAGCTTGAGAATATGACCATCATGGACGTTACCGAACCGGGTGACACTAAAGCCGATATGGCCGCGATGGATGACGTGCTCCGAGGGATACGCAACAGTTACACGATGACCAAGCGGTATAAACCGAAGAGCGGCCAACCGTTCGATGCAAAGCTTACGGTTCACGGATGGAAGGGCGACGACGGCAAAATAGTTTTGTTCTTTTTCTCGCAGGTTGAGAAACTTGATCTTGTTGAGTACCGACCTGTTGACGAATTACGCGTTGTTTACAACTTCTTTGTAAACAACAAAAAGATCACACTGATAGCGTTCATAGCTACAGCGCTCGCGGGAGATAGTGCTATCAAGTGGTTGTTCTCAGTGATAGATATTATTCGCGGTACGTTTTGATGTTTCTAGTTAAATAAAGAAAGGCGGTCTGCATGGACCCACAAAATAAATCGAAGGTTTGGTATAAGTCGAAAACCATCATCGGTATCATTATCGGTGCGGTGTTCGCAACACTGGCGATGGCAGGCAATCCCGTTCAGGGACTCACCGAAGATCAGCTTGTAAACCAGATCATGGATTTGGTTGAGGTTGGCGGTGTGGTTGTCGGCAATATCCTTGCCGTGTTCGGTCGTCTCACCGCGTCGAGCGTGATTGTCGGCAGTGCGAAGAAAGCGGTGAAGTCCCATGAGCCGATTTAACAACCGTGCAATCAATTTCATTGTGACGTGTGCTTTGGCCGTTCTTGTGCTTGTAACATTTGCCGCTTCGGTCTCGTGCTCCCCACTTCCGCAAGTATCAGCACAGGTGATCCAGAACAATGCCGATGCAACAATCCGACTCGCAAGCAACGATTCGGCATTGTTCGGGCTTCTCAAGAAACAAACCGAAGCTATCGCGGGCGCAAAGCGGGAGTTGATGCTAGGCCATATCGAGGCTGATATTATTCTGTCTCGATACGTTGAAGATGGTGTTGTTGATATTGCGAAGATTCAAGGTCACCTTGAGAACGCCGGAATCGTTAGGCCGTATCGAAACGAAATCATTGCACAGATTCGTAACGGATACTGGACGATTGCCGAGTCTGCTGATTGGCTTGTGCTGCATAGTAGCGTTCGGGCTCTACCTACGGGTTCAACACGCACACAAGCCTTAGACAGCACCTTAGCCCGCCTACAAGTGGTTTCAGAGCACGATGTGAACATGTCTTTGATTCTTACAGGTATCGACACGTGGGCAATGGATACGTTCGCCCTATGGCAAAGCGTGGACGCGAACAATAAATCGTTGGTTGAGTTCGCAACCACAACGTACGAATCGAATGAATGGTTGACAGATCAGGCGGAATCGTATTGGTCGGAACTTGTGCTCGGCAGTATCGACAACCCTGAAGTGAAGTCAGATTTGGTCAGGTTCTTCGGAGCCTTGATCCGTAACCAATAATTGCAAGCCGCAATTCAAACCCCTTTGAAATGAAGAACGGAAAAACAGATGAACGATACAGCAGAAACAAACGCGCCTAGCGACACGGGCGAAACAGTTGAAGAAGAAAAGACGGCTGAAGTTGAAGCCAGTGAAGAAAGTTTGATTGCGATTGCAGCGAAAGAGAATGCCGCAGAGAATGCCGCAAAACAATGGGACATTGAGCCGCCCGTTGCAAACGTTGCCGTAACGATCTCTGATCTTCGCAACGTACCGATTACATCGGAACACATCGCTTCTAAACTTCTTTCAGGTGAAGGTCTTGACGAACCCGAGTTGCGGGTACTTGTTGCGGTGCTTAGTGACTACACGGCCGTATCAATGGCGTTCAACGATCTTGCTGAAGCCTACGGAGTCGTTGCGGGTAGAACGCATGTTGCAATGGGTATGCTATCTGACGCACAAATGACTGTTACGAATTCGATTGAGGGCTACAATCCTATCCAAGCAAATGTTTTGCTGAGTTCCGATGAGGACCGCAAGCAACTTGGTAAGGCCGTGAAGAAGTCTTCTAGTTTGGAAGAAATGATTTCGTCAGTTCTCAGCATGGGTATGCGACTCATGGGACTCTAAGAACCATCCGCGTTGCACGAAAGCGTTACGCGGATTTTTACAGAAATTACAAACTTCCTTTCACACAAGGGAATTATTGCAATGGAAATTGTAGATTACCGCGAGCAAAGCAAGCATATCGATATGTTGAGTTTTTCACGAGGTGCTTATACCCGAAAATGGGACGGTGAACATCTTTCGCCTAACGTGAAACGGTTTGCAAGAAGAAAAGCAATCTGTAGCCGCACACCGATTACCGATTTGGTCACAGATACAATTATACAACACGGGTCGGGGTTTGATGAGATAAGAGCAAGCGGCTACGCAAGTGATATGACGCGAATGATTTCTATGAGGGTTACATCCCCGAGGAAATTGAACGATGCGGGTAATGCCGTGCAAGGAACGAACGGCGACGTTCAAATATATGTTGGTGATGTTAAAACTATATTTGCAAAAATACAATCTGGTGAATATACGTCCCCTTCACTTGTTAACGGTTACGGTTACGCGTCTTATGACGAGGGCGAGATATACATGTACGGCGGCGTGTGGCAGGGGTACATGGGTGGTCTAGACGGTGCAGTGGCATCATTGTTTAGTGGAGCGGAACCCGTAAGAACATTCGAGGCAATACCCGAATGGCTAGATAAGCCTGATTCTGAAAGTTACGACGGGGCCGTTTCTTTCACACCTGCGTACGGCAGTGTACGGCGCGGTTGTTTGGTCGCTCAATTCCGAGGTGCCCGGTATGTCGGGAATGTTGATGCGACAGACTCAACGCGTTGGTCGTGTGACGGTACGGGTTATTTCATGTGGCAAGAACCGGCAAACAAAGCTTCGCCTGTAGGTCACTGGACAAAGCTTCGAGACCATAACGATTGGGTAAACGTTGGACAGCCGCACGGCGACCTGTTCGGCGATGCGTCTAATTACCGATACGATCATTGTGTTGGCAGAATACGAAACTCTGAATGGTCGAGAGTTCGTTGGTCAACACTTGGCGTGCGTAATTCAGAATCCATATCGAAGGTTTTTTGTTATGCAGATGACTATATGCACGGCGGTACGATAGATGGTGTTACTGGTAGTAAAGGTGCTGTTCAGTCGCTTTTCTCTATTGATTATGACGGCTCTACGTACACGCTATCCTCGAAGGTTGACTTTCACGAATTGTATGACCCGGCATCTGATTCAGACGTTGAAGCTGACGACCAGAGACATGGGCACGGCTGTTACCTACATCTGGTTTGGAATGCAGCGAACACTGCTAGGTATATGGTTTTGGTCGTAGCCTCTTCGGACAATCCCTTCGACGGTCTTTCGGCTATGTACTTGCCGTACAACTATGATCCCAACGATCCAGATGCAGGAACTTGGGAAGCTAATTTCAGTGATCCTACTGAGTGGGTTGGTGATTCTCAATCAGACTTTGCAAACAAGATTTGGCTTACAGGCGGCGAATACACCGATGCACTTGCATCAGGTGGACGGTTATTTTCCTTGACGCAAGGACCGAACGATGATGAGTTTTTGGCTACATCCGATGCAAACTTCGCACCCGTGACCGTTATTACGTGGACTAAGATTGATGAGCCGCCTACGTTTAGAGCAGCTTTTAACCAAGCTGACTTTGGACCTAGTTACTCTTTCGATCTTGTACAAGATAAGCCGGGAGACCCTACGAGCAAGATGGCATGTTTGGTTTGGCGTGGCGGACCCAACAATGGATACAGTGACTTGTCAGATGATACGTACCGCGCAATGTTGAGTGATGACGGGGGCGACACTTGGGGAATGGGTCATTACCCGTACTTGCCCGGTAGGTGCTTGGCAATCATTCAGAACCATATCTTGTTTTGTGGGTCTTTCGATATCAAGAAAGCCGAATGGCCGGAAATTATCAAAGGCCCGTTCTTGACGATGGCTAGAGGCGGTTTGAATATGGGTGCCTTTGATCCCCCAGCTAGTCGTGATCCAATGTCTATCGGTGAATTCGGTTCACTCACATCACCCGATGTTGAATTGGGGTTGGAAAGAGCCGATAGCGGTTCTGGTGTGAATACAAACAATGGCGGGTTCGTACACGATGGCGTCGAGCTTCCACGCGATCCGGGTGATGCTGTTTTCGCAGGGTTTATTTATACCGGCACTAGTGGCGGAGAATCTATGTTGATAAATCCGTTCTTCCACAATTCAAGCAAGTCGAATGATGGTGAACTTGTAGACGGCCAAGCTCAGATCACTTATGTAGGTTTGGCTTTACGATCAAATTGGGAGTGGCCCACAAGACAGATCGGCTCGAATACCTTTGCCATTCGTCTTTATACAGGCGGCGGTGATAATGGTAATGAGTTACCCGAAGATTCGGCGGTCTATGTTCCTGCTGGTTCTGCCCGAGCGTTCTCTTTTGACAGTACAGAAGAATGGACAGAATTTACCGTGACCTATCCGGCAGGATTTAATTTTGATGACCTTGCAAACAGTATGAGTAATACAGGTTTGCGTTTCAGAATAAAGCCGAATGGTAACAATTGGGCTGCCGGTGTTTACTACACGTACGAGCAGGTGTACCAAGGTCCGCATTGGCCGATGTTCCCTACGCCACCCGGCGCAGATAATGACTCTTCCGCATTTCCTGAAACGGTTTTACTGAATTGGGTTGTGCCCGTAAATCATGTTATTTTCGGCGCGAGAGTCATCCCGATTTCATTGAACCCGAGACTTCTACCTTGGTTCATCAATACCGTTGATTCTAACATGCAAGATGCGGGCGACCCAGCAGCCGTACCGGGTTCAACCGAAGCGCCGCTTCCACAGAATTATTATGAACAAAACATGGAGCTTGTTTTCTGTGAAAACGTTATCACCCTTTGCGAGCATGGCGATACAACCAGCGATGATTTCGTAAGGCTTGAAATAATCGATCAAGCCGATTCGGATAGTGGTTCGACGATGCCGCCAGTGATTATTAGATTGAGTGGGGAAATGAACGGGGTTCCGTTCTCTTCAGATACCAATCTGTCTGACGCTGACGGCAGGCACGTGATGATGACAGGCGGGGACAATATCCTGTTTGCCTTACATGTGCTAAGCTCGGGCGTCTACGCTGCCGTAGAAATTGGTGGCGTGTTCAAAGCGACGGCTGTTGTAACCGGAACAACGGCAACGATGACTTATATACAAGATGGTGCTAATTTCCAACATGTGAAATCTAAAGCAATGGAGTTAGAATATATCTTCACATCGCTTATGACAGAGGCGGAATATGGAAACGACGAAGATAGATTCGCAAGCTTCATTTCTTTGATTCGTGATATTGATGTGAACGACTCGGTTGGTATCAGCAAATCAATAGGCGGGCGACACGGAATTACAGTTGTAGAAAGAGTTTAATTTACTTGTACAGCGTCGAATAATTTTCGATTGGTAAAATACAATGCCTCAAGAAGAAAACAGTCATCAAGGAGATTCAAATGATATGGAATCCGGTAACCGGGACAAACTCATTGATAATGATTCAGATAATGGCAATGATGAACTTGCGCCATGTTTGCAAGAGACTAACGAAGAATACATTTCTAGCAGTATCAAGCTTGCGACCTTTGAACAGTTGTGGGATGAGTTATCTGGCCGACTATCGCACGCGGTGTTGCTCGCCGAAGCACCGGTCAGAGCCTTCCCTTGGCCTAAAGATCAGATGTTCTCTTCGATAAAGAAACGCGACAGAGGTGATGATATAGCCTTCGTTGTTTCTTTGAAGGGTTCAAAGTTTGCTTGTTACGGTTTAACAAAACTTGGTGAAGATCGTGTTTCCGGTTATATTCGTAATGAACAGTTCTCCGAGAGATGGCAGACTGGGCCGAGTGGAAAAATTGAATATTTCTACGTTGCAAAAGACCAAGATTTAGATGATGGAGAATTTACCGATGACGATTCATAGCAGCGATTGGAACATGCCTGTTGGGACATACAGCGTCACAGACGGCGGCATAGCGATAGCAGGTCATACGTGCATGGTGAACCCGAACCGGTTCTATCAAGTCACATGCGACACGCTCGGCGCTAGTGATATCATCAATATCGAAGTCAAGCCTAAATACCAAATGTCACTCGGTGTTTTTGTCCGTCAGATTCAGATAATGAGTTCCAAGCATTACTTCAATAGACGGCACGATCAAAATGTGCTTAGTGCTTTGCGCAATACGTTGAGCCAAACTGAAAAAGGATTTCTTTCGTCAACCGATCCGACTATCGGCCCGATTCTTAATCTCGGGTATGACGAAACAAAGATGACAGATGAACAGGCAGATCGTTACAGGCGGGGCGTTACCAAAAGCCTTGACAGCCTTTCAACTGCCAAATCAATTGTTGACGTGACCGCAAAAGAAACAGACTGAGTAGAACCTTTGGAGGGTATGCAATGCCTGTTAATATGCGTCCGACATTTCTAAATACAATCACCCAACTGATTGAATCTTCAAAAACAGATTCGTGGCGCATGGGATGTTTGCAGAAGACAAACCTTGAATGGGAAATTGTGTCGCTATACAAGGCGAACACGTATATATATTCTGTTGACAACACACCAGCTGACAAATGCCCGGACGATTTTGATGATTGGGATATGCGTTTTCGTTGGACATGGGGGTACCGTCAACTTGAATGGGATAGCGTATTGGTGTCGGTTGCAAAGTCACTCACACACGATCAACCATCGGCTCTTTTCGTTCTTGAGAAACTACGCACGCATGGTTTGTTGTTTGCAGATGGTCGTATTCATCCACTACTTGAATCTTCTTTGAGATCGCATAACGAAAAAAGCCTGTTGGCAATTGACGTTGAACGAAATGATTTATTCATAAAGGAAATCGACCAAAGAAATAAAATCAAAGAACTGTCTAAAAGCAAAAAACCCTGAACAGGATTTCAAAATGTCTACAGTTAGAACAATGAAAAAGACTGTTACGATTATTGATTCTGAACCGCACAATACATATACGAGAAGAGCGTATTTATTCCGTCTTGATTCAAACCGGGTTGCGATAATGGGTGTTGAAGTTTGCGAAGGGTTAGAAGTACATCCTTCGTCTTGTGTTCTCAGAGAGAGTTTGTCACGGTCGATTCACCTGTCGCGAAATTGGTGTGACAGAGTAAAACCATTTGATATAGATCAGAGTTTAGTTGTTTGCCTAGCAGGTGTTTTACATGATGAGTCGAAAAAGGTGTAAAGGAAATACAGCGTTGCACATATCTGAATTGCAAGCCGCAATTGAGGGCAAACGTGTAGCGGTTGTAGGTAACGCCAAACAGACACTTGAGGGCGAAGGCAGATTACCCATTGACGATTACGATTACGTCATCCGGTTTAATCGTGCGATGGTGGGTACTCGCCTTGGTGCTAAAACAGATTTGCTTGTACTAGCTCAGATCGGTATTCAACAACACATCCTTTCGACAGTGCGGCCCGAACTAATCTTGTGGACAAGACCGCAAAAGTTCCAAGAGATACCGAAGAGTCACGACTACCTGAATCACTGTGACAACGTAATCATCTTGCCCAAAGATTTACTGTTCGGGCTTCACAGCGATTTCGGCACACTAGAGCTGAAATCTGTTGGAAATATGATGCTGCCGAAGCGCCGAGTTCCTTCGACCGGGTTTATCGGGTTGTGGTATCTGCTCGAACATTGCTCACCGGCATCGGTTGATATCTGGGGATTCGATTTTTGGGAGTCTCGGTCAACGTCTTCACCAGAGAGGGCCACACCCGGCCCGCACGATTACGGCTTGGAACGGGCGAAACTGTACGGAATGGGCGGGTTTAAATTCATTGATCCGAAACACAACGACCCCAATCAGGGCGAGATTGTGAAAAAATATCTGAAATAGGTGGTGCAAGGGGTTGCACGAACCGATTTAGACGGTAAGATAGACGTGTGGCAAATGGGTGCCATAAACAAAGGGACTAGAAAAATGAAAACTGGAAAAACTAAAGCGTGCTTCTCTTTTGACGGTTGCGGATTTCATGTTGTTTTTCTCTGTGGGAGTTCTACAACCGGGTTCCGGGGTAACTTCAAAACACTTGACGACCTTTGTTCTGATTTACGGTCTGACGGTCTTGATTTAGACTTCCCGAAATTGTCCGATCTTTTGGGCGGGTCATCGTTCACGTGTGCGGCTTAGTTCTTCTAAAAGGATTGAAAAATGAAAAGAATTACGGCAACAGCCGCGAAAAAAGGACGGTTTCGCTTTGAACGCGTCCTTGAACAAAATACCGAAAAAAACAAGGGTGCTCTATGAATTCAACGTACAACGTACAACCACACGCGCGAAAAGGCTCAAGTGCATTTTGGTGGCGGCAATTTACAGACAGTCACAACATCGGCGTTGTGGTTTCTATTGTGTCAATTACCGGTTTTGTCAAGGGTTCTGAGGATTGTTACGCTACCGTTGAAATCGCTAGTGTCGATCCGTATTCAACACAGGCGAAAACAGTAAATATTGAACGGGAAAGTTCTTCGTTTTCTGGCGATACATACACGGTAACGGAAATGAAGTATCGTGCCGGTGATATTGTTGATTCGATACCTTTGAAATGTTTGTTTGAGAGCAGGCGTCACGCGTCAATGTTTGCCGTCGATTACGAGCACAAAAAATTACAAAAAGCCGCTGAATCATACGCGTCAGCGAACAGTTGGTTTAAATCGGTTGTAAAAAAAACGAGAGGTGATTGATGGGTAAGAGAAAAAGAGTCATCGTGAAAAAGAAGAGACGCGCAACACCGAAGATTACAGAAAGGGTTGCTCGGAAGCCGGGAGTGGTACGGGCTGAATCTAAACTGCAAACCCACGCGGCGGCGATTGTTCCTACCACAATCAAACCGCGAAGCATGACCGAACGTGATGAGCGGACTATGGGTATGTACACGGTTGAAGAGATGTTAACGCGTGGAGTTTCAAACAATCCTTACACTTGGTATGACCCGGCACTCGTTGATTGGATCACTGCCATCGGGTTACCCGGTGAGGCCGGTAAGATGTTCAGAGGTTCTTTCAATGGCATGTACTCGTACCCGATGAAAAACATCTTATCGAGGGGCACAAGCGATCGTAAAGGTGTTGAACGCACAGATATGCTTGTTGAGTCCGTACTGAAAACAGCAGCGCCAAAAGTACGATGGCGAAAAGAGGCTCGTAGTATTTGTCATCGATATTGTTTGTTCGCTTGTGTGGTTCGGTCTAAGGCTTGGCGAAAAATCGGAACACCAAAGGAGTCCAAACGGTTATACGACCTTGCGGCTAAGTGGGTGAAGTTCCCGGTGAACCTTCTTGATGACTCTGCAAACGAAGGATTGGTCATCATCGAGTTCGAGTGCAATCGAATCAATATTTGTTCGGAAGGGCTAATCACGAGCAATTACTAATTTGCTTTGTTTGTCAATATCTTTGTCTATTCCGGGTGAGGTGCTAGAATGACCGGATGGCAATAGCACCCGGCACATGTTTAACACGCGGCAACAATTCAGAATTCGCAAGTTTGGATGTAAGCAATTTTGGCCGAAGTATTATCGAATCGCCGAAACAAGTAGAGGTCAAGATTCGAGAGGTTGAAATTCCGGTGATGCCTTGGCAGGGTGATTTACTTGAGGCCGAAGAAGAAATCGTTGCGGCTGTTGGGGGTATCGGTAGCGGCAAGACTTACGGCGGCGCGTTGTACACCGTTGATAAGATGGCATTCGAGGCTGATACCGGGACCATCGGCGCAGTACTCGCAAACACCTACGAGCAGTTGAGTCAAGCAACACTTCCGAAGCTTTGGGAGGTGTTCGCTACGCTCGGGATGGAATACGGAACCGACTACGTACAGAATGAAGCGCCGCCGAGAAACTGGCGAGGGTTCAAAAGTCGATTCAAGAAACATCACAACGTTGTCAGTGTTCGATGTTGGGGCCAGTTCATTACACGGTCACTTGAGAAGTACAACGCCATTCGCGGCGTGGAACTTGGCTGGTTCTGGTGGGATGAAGCACGCGACAGTAAGGAAGAGGCGTTCAAGGTCGTTCTAGGACGCCTCAGATGCCCCAAGGCACACAAGAGAGAGGGAAGGATAACAACATCGCCCAACGGGTTCGATTGGCTCTATGAGGCGTTTGTAGAGAACGCGGAAGTATTCGGTGAAGGCAAGAGACGCATGATCCACATGCGCACGCGAGACAATATCTTTCTTGACGAAGAATTCTTTGAACTTCTTGAGAAATCATACGATCCGCTGTTTGCTAAACAGGAACTTGATGGTGAGTTTGTCGCGCTTACGGAGGGTCGCGTATACCGCAACTTCCAGCGGAAAATACATGTTCGCAAACGCAATTACAATCCAGAGCTTGACCTGTATGTAACCGCTGACTGGAACCGTAACCCGATGTTGTGGGAAATTTGCCAGTTGATACCGGCAAACTCTTATGACAACAATGAAGACTTTGAAATCTTACACGTGATTGATGAGATTGCGGTGAACGAAGCGGATACACCTAGCGTCTGCGAAGAACTAATAAGACGCTACCCGCCTTCGGAACACAAGGGACAAATGCGGTTTTGTGGTGACCCATCAGGACGCAACAAAGACACTCGCGGCAACTACACCGATTACAAACTTGTTCGTGAGAGCCTAGAGGCACAAGGCGCGTGGGCCGGTAGATTCGTGAGGATGTGGAAGGCCGCACAACCGCCACAAATGAAACGCGTGGCTTCTATCAATGCTATACTTCTCAACACCCGTAAACAGGTGCGTCTTTACATTGATCCGAAATGTAAAGAATTGCATCGTGACTTTGAACGATGCGTGTGGAAGCCGGGTACGAAATTGATGGACAAAGATACCGATCGATCACGTACGCACGCCTCAGACGCGCTATCGTACTTGACACTCGTAATGTTCCCGCCTTTGACTAGCGGTAGCGGAACAATCACCATATGAATTGCAAGCCGCAATTGAACAGGATATAGACAAATGGCAAAGATCATTGCAGAGCAGCAGAACGTATCGGAAAATAAAAGTTCCAACCCTAGTTTTGACGCATACTTTATGGAAGGGTTGCTTGACCGTAAAAGGTTGTTCAACTTTCTTGATGTTTCGTACCGAGGCGGCAAAGCGTACAAAGAAGGTTGTGATGTTTACGGGTTGCCGCTTCTTATTCCGCACGAGTTGGAACTAAGCGGTTCTGGTGATTCGCCGCAAACTTTGAACGCAATTATTGCCAATACCGGCAATTCGGAAGATAACCGTTTCTTACGTCGTCTACGTACATCGTCGTATAAGAACTTCACCAAGCCGATTATTTCTAGGTTCGCGGCATACGTCACCCGTAACGATCCAAAGCGGTATGACACGGACGAGCTTGATCGGATCAAGATTAAACCGTTCATTGATGAAATGATTTTGGAGGGGTTGAAGCTTACAGAAGTATGGGTTGGGTACGATACCGTCCAGCTTGACGAATTTGATGAAGATGGCAGTTTGATCTCTTATACGGAGAACGATATTGCTGTTCTTGATCCAGAACATCAAGGCAGGCCATACCCTGTAATGATCGATGCTAGAAACGTTGTTGATTTTGATGAGGACGAAAACGGTGTTATTCATCGTGTTGTATTTGAAGAGATTGAAGAATTCAAAGATTCATTCACTGCTAAAAAGTCAAAGGTTACAAACTACAAAGAGTGGACAACAACCGGTTGGAAAACTTATCGCAAGGTGAAATCAGGCGATAGTAAAAATTCGTTCAATCAAGAAAAAACTTCAACGATCACCAACACGCTAACCGGCTCATCTGTTCGAGTTGAGTTGATTAGTGAGGGTTCGCATTCATTCGAGGAAGTCCCTTTTAGACCGTTCCGGCCAAGGTTCCCTACCGAAGACCTTGCGGATTTGAACAGGCTTCTGTTCAACATCGAATCACTTGTTGATGAAGAGTTGTTTTCATCGACGTTCACCCAGAAAGTGATTACAGGCGCGAGCGCTGACGAAGTGAAGACGGCTACAACAGGGTCAGGTAATACGCTCGTTATCGAGAACCAAGATGCAACGCTTGATGTTATTGGTTCTATCGAGGGTCAAGCTGCAAGTCTCATGGACCGGTGTAGACATATCGTCGAGGATATTTACCGTCTAACAGCTATGGATAGCGGGCAAAAGAATGTTGCTGAAGCGGCAGAGAAAAAGAAACGAGACTTGGAAGCGCTTTACACCTTGCTAATTCAGGTGGCCAAAGACGCGGAGATTGTAGAGAACGAATTGCTTATCGGCATGGGTATCATCGAAGCGGGTGATACAAATCAGCTTTCTGTTTATGATCGCAAGTTTGATATTGCAAGTATCGCCGAAATGCTTGAAGAGCTTGAAAGTTTAGGACGTATGCCGTTCGTACCCGGATCGTTTAAACGTATGAAGGCGTTGCAGATTATGCGGAGGCTCGATACCCATAACGAGTTTAAAGACTACAAAACTTCGGAAGACATGATTGACACTACAACCGAAATGGTGGAAGCCATTGAAGTACTGCTACGTATGGGCATAGTTACCCCGGAAGCTATCGCAACAGCGCTAGGTTTGCCGACTACGCCTGAAATCATCAAGATGATTCAAGAGAAGATGAGCAGTCACCGCGAAGCCGATGATGTGTTTGGTGATGATGAAGCCGCGCAAGAGTTTGAGGATGATAAAAATGGCAAAGAAGATAGTGTTATCGAAGATGAAGGGTTTGAATCTAAAGGAAATCAAAGCGAAGATAAGTGATGTGATCGGATCGAGATCGAAAGAAGACGAGCCGGAAATTCATCCGGTAGAAATACGTGGCGACGATCCGAGAAACAACAACAACCCGTATGTAATCATGGCGAAGATGAAAAAGATCATGGACGCAAACCCGCGAGGGTTAAAGACGGGATCGCTTGAGGCGTTGAAGTTTGACCGGTTGAAAATTCGTTTAGAAAAAATACAGAATGCCGAACAAATCAAAGAAGTTGACACTTCGTGAAGAGATACTTGATAACCGCGCAAGGCTCATCAAGCACGAAAAAGAAATTGTTGCTGCTGCTGATTTGTTCTTTGTTGGTCTTGAACGTGAGTGGAAAAAAGAAATCAATCGAACGATTCGTACGGCTTCTCCGAATCGAAGTGTTTCGGCAACACAAGAGGCATTGCTAAGACGTAAAGTAATGATATTGCGAAGAGTGAACGCGATAACAGACAAAAAGGTTGCTGAAGTTCAGAAGTGGCTCGGTACGAGGGTTCAGCAGATCGGACTAAGGGAATCGGTAAGGGTTCAATCGATCCTTGACACTCAGATATCTCGCAGTCTCGTTACGACAGGGCGAACCGTACCGAATGCGGGGTTTACAAACGTCAAGTTTCAAGGGATTGGCAGGGGTTCGATACAGTCTGCTCTAGGTTCTGATCTTGTTGGGCACAAACAACTGAAGTCGTTCGAGCACATAAGCAAGACTGTAAAAGAGAAGATGAAGAAAGAGCTTGCGCAGACCATCGCAGACGGCAAAGGGCCGGACGATCTAATCAAGAAATGGACGCGGGGATCAGGATCGGCACATCGCAAGTTTAAGAACGATGTACGGGCACTTGCTAGAACTTCCCTACATGCCGCTTCAAACGCCGCACACGAGGCCGTATACCGTCAGAACGCAGTGCTAATACCACGTGTCAGATGGGAAGCTACATTTGACAGCGTAACTTGCATGGTGTGCGGGGGATATCACGGCACAGAGTACGCGGTCAACAACGCACCCGCGATACCCGCACATCTAAATTGTCGATGTATCTTGATTCCGATATTCGGTGACCCGTTGCTGAACAGTGATTTGAACAGCCTTGAAGCGTACGTTGATAAAGGCGTGACGAGATACCGACAAGCCGATAGATCGTTTGATAACTGGTTGCGTGTAAGGGCGACCGAAGCACAGAAGAACGACTTCTTTCAAAGTAAATTTAAACGAGCGGCATGGCAGGATAAAAAAGTAAAACTTGAACAGATGGTGACACCTACGAACCATGTACTGACAGATGGTCAGATATCAAGATTGATTACCGATAGCAATTGGTTAAAAGCACACCCCATTTGAATTGCGGCTCGCAATTCAGGAGATAAATACAATGGCTTTGAATACAGATATAGCGGGAACGGCTACCGACTCATACGTAACGCTTGCCGAATTCTCAACGATTGGTGCAACGCTCGTTGAGCTTGTGCAATACGGTATCGACCAAGCCGATCTAACGGCATTTGAGGCCGCTTCTGTTGCCACACAAGAAGAAGTTGCAAGGCTTTCAGCAAATAACATCGATACAGCCGCATACGACGGTGTGAAATTCACGGACGCACAAATAAGAGAGTGGCCGAGAACAAGAACACGTAGACCCGATTTGCGCGAGGGGACTATTGTACCGCGTGAGGTTCTTCTGGCACAGGTCGCAGATGGGCTGAAGGCGTTTGCATTGAAGAGTGACAACCAAGAAGCACTTGATAGTAACATCGCTTCGTTCTCGCTTGCCGAACAATCCGTTTCGTTCAACACTAAAAACGCTTTTAAGAATGCGAATATTCACAATTCGGCAAAGAACATTTTAGAGAAGGGTAATTTGCTTCGCGGCGGTGTTTCTTCCGTGCGAATGCGTAGAGGTTGAACTGATATAGGAATTGTTTTGTTGTTTATTGTTTGACATTCCTAAATTGCTTCCGTATTCTACACGTGTCGTCTTACTCGAAAGAGTTGGGCGATAATTCCAAAGTTGGCGGTCTTGTTATAGATCGCACTATGAGTGATTCAAAGTTGCTCAGATGAAGAGAACGGAAGTGCATACCCGTTTTCCGCGTTGACTGCGAAAGGTCAGAAAAAAACACTCCCGACCATAGGAGGTAATCCCATGTTGATTACTGCTAATTCAATCGTTCGTAATTGTGGCGTCGGTCCTACATTTGATGCGGGTTCACCTGATCCGTTTCGCCCATTTGGTGCTTGTCACTTCTCGGGCGATCGCTTTGGCGGTCCTTTGTTTGTACCGGATGCTGATGAAGGCAGTGGTTCAGAAGAAGAAACTGTTGAAGAGACTGTTGTAGAAGAAGGCGAAGAAGTCGTAGAAGCAACAATTCCAAAAAGGCAGTACGACAGTGTTATGAAGGAAACGAGACAGCGGAAGAGAACCATTGCTGAACGAGACGTTGAGATCGTAAGACTTACAGGTCTCGTTCCGAACGAAGATGAGCTTGCGGAGTTTCGTGACTTCCAATCGAATAAAGAAAACGAAGAAGTTGAAAAGAAAAAGAGTGCGGGTCGTTTTGAAGAATTGCTTTCGACTGCGAACAAGAAGCACGCAGCAGAAATTGGTGCTCTTGACAAGACGGTTGCGGGTCTTACGGCTCGGCTTGGCGCAACAACTGTTCGTAGTGCTCTTGCGTCAGTTATCCCGCAATACACAGGCGCACCGGTTGCCGATGTGATTGCAATGATTGGTGACGGTGTTTCGTTTGATGCTGAAGAAGACGCAATCGTCTTGAAAGGCCCGGACGGTGAATGGCCGTTGAACGATAGCGGCAAAACCCAAAGCCTTGAAGAATTTGTTGAAAAGTTCATTGCAGGTAAGTCGTACCTAGTCAAAGTCGAGCCGCTTGGTGGTTCTGGCGGGAAAAACCAAAGAGTATCGGGTAAGACAGGTGCGAGATTGACAGGGGCACAGATCAACGCTCTACCGTTGGATGAAAAAAGATCAGTGCTGAAGTCGATTCGTGAAGGCAACGAGAATGCAATCGAAGCCTTCAAGCGTAACTAAGAAAACCTTTGAGCCGGAATAGCTTTGTAATTGTTGTGAAGCGGGTTTGAAGGGTAGTAGAAAAAATACCTTGTTGCAAAGCAGGGTTTCAATTTGGAGAATGAAAAATGGCAAATACCCTTACTGCCTATACGCCCGAACTTTGGGCGGAAACCAATGTTCAGATTCTTCGTGAGAAGATCGTACTTCCGAACCTTGTTCGGCGTGACTTCTCAGCCGATCTTGCTGAGGCTGGCGATACGGTCAACACACGTAGACCTGCGAAGCTGACAACCAACAACTTCACAAGTGCCGGTCAGGTTACTACTCAGAACCTTACCGCTGCGAACATTCCGGTTACCTTGAACCAACACAAGGAAGTTACTTTCGAGGTTACCGACCGCGAAGCTTCCCGTTCGTTCAAGAACATCATCGAAGAGTTCATGGACCCGTCTATGCTCGCAATCTCCAACGACGTTGATACGGCGATCGCTTCCGAGTACGCCAACTTCGACGTTTCCGCAACGGTTGCATCGGCTGCCGGTTGGGATGCTGCTATTCGAGCCGCTCGCACCACGCTGAACAACCAGCTTGTTCCTGAAGATGGCCGCTCGCTCGTGCTTAGCAATGACGACGAAGGTTCGCTTCTTGCCGATGACAAATTTGTCAAAGTCAACGAGTCCGGCGATGGCGGGCAGGCTTTGCGTAACGGTATGGTTGGTCGCCTGTACGGTTTCGATATCTTCCGTGCAACGAACATTCAATCTGTTGGTTCGCCAGTGCTTCGTAAGAACATGGCGATTCACAAGAACGCAATTGCAATGGTTATCCGTCCGATGGCTACTGCTGACAGTTCCACACCCGGCGTTAATCAGGCGATTGGTTCTGACGACGAAGCCAGTCTTGCCGTTCGTATGACTATGAGTTACCAGCACCTCTACTTGAAGACACTGGTAACCTTTGACATTCTTTACGGCATCAAAACGCTGGAAGATGTTTCGGGTATCACTCAGGTCGATTCGGCTATGGTTCTTAACGCCGGTTTCTAAACCGATGATTTGAATCTACAAGCAACACTAAACCCCCTAGCGGGGGTTTTTTAGTTTTCAAAGTTGATGTTTGGATCACAATTGCGAGCCGCAATTCAATGAGGTTAAAAATGGAACCATCAAGATACGAAGAGATTTACGAACCGGCTTATCGGGGCGGGTATCACCGCGACGGGAGTTACACACACTCAAAGCCTCTTCTAACGCGCGTGCTTGAAATGTATCCAAACACCAAGTCAGCTATTGATTTCGGGGCGTCTAACGGTGCCGCTATCCGATGGTTGCAAAGTCGGAACGTGATAGCGACGGGGATTGAGATATCAAGCACCGCTGTTGCGATTGCCGCGAATCACAGAACAATGATTGCGAACGGTTCGATATGTGAACCAAACGACTTCAAAACGAATGTTGTTGAACTGGCATACTCGACGGATGTAATGGAGCACTTATCCGTTGAAGATATTGACAAGTGCATATCTGAACAGGTGCGGGTTTCAAATCATCTAGTTGCGGCGAAGATTGCCACAAAGAAGGCTCGCGTACTTCAGCCGTTCCGGCATATGGGGGCCGGGTTCAATCCTCATTTGACAGTTCAATCAATACGCTGGTGGTGGGCAAAGTATATGCAACAAGGACTTGAATTGATTTGGACGGATGGTAATGACAGTGCGATATTCCGCAAGATCGACAGACCACAACCTTCTGAACTGATTACGAACGTTTCTGAGAGCCTAGATACATCCTTGGAGGTGTCGTAGGTCTATGACACACACGTACGACCATAAAGATCAGGTTGCTCTTATAGTGGCTTCAGGGCCGTCGTCGGGAATGATTACGCAACAGTACCTTGAGAAGTTCCGAGAGCACTATAAGGAACAAGGTACGGTCATCATCGGAACAAACAACGTGTGGAACGTTGCGAGCGGGTCGCCATTGTTTGCGGATTACGGGGTGATCCTTGACCGCGACTTCTTGGCAAAGAACCAAGGGCCGATGAATACTTACCGTAAACTCAATCCGGCGTTCATTCCGGTGTTGGGATTCAAACCGCGCAACGATGTTTTAGGCAAGTGGCACCAAATAAACATCCTCACGGATCGAACGGCAGAGTTTGAACCGGCGTATGAATTCGGGCAGTATTTCCACGGGTTATCTTCCGGTGTTGCTGCTATACAATTCGCGCTACATTGCGGGGTTTCAAAGATACTTTTGATTGGGCATGATCTTTGTTGTCACGAAGGAAAGACACACGGAAACGGCAAGAGAAATAATATCGAGTTAGATAAGAATTACCCGCAAGGCCGTGATATGATGATTGGGTACATGTGGGTGTACGAACAGGCAAAGAGTCTAGGTGTAGACGTTCTGAATCTTTCACCTATTTCTGAATTAAACTTTATCCCAAAACCAGTAAACGCGGAGTAGTTGGAAATGGCTAAGAAAACAACAAGCAAGAGAACGATCGTTCGTCGTCCTAAGTCCACAATTTCAGGATCAACGCCCAAGAAGAAAACAACGACTAAGAAAACGCCAGCACGCAAGCCAAAGGCTTCAAGTGTCAAGCGGAAAGTGCAAGACGTGCCCGCTCTTACCCTTGCACCTGTTATTGATATTCAAAGTAACGCTCGCGGTATCAGTTTTAACCCGGCGGCGTTCAACACCGAAGACGACGATGAAGCAACTGCTCTTGCGGCATCGGCACATGGTACAGCGTTCGTGCGGATGCTTCATCCAAAGGGCACTGTCAAAGGGGTTACCGCAACGTCTGTTATCGCACGGCTTATGGAAGGTTGGAGGTTCTTGGTAATGGAACCGGCAACGCCTCGATATGTCGGAGTTGGTGACGTGTGCGATATGGCGGAAGAAGAAAACTTCACGCACGATGTTCGAGATGCAAGAGTTCCCCAAACAATCGAGCAAGCCGAAATGTCGTGGGAAATCGCAATGTCTCAAGACCTGTCAGTGTTCCCTAATCACCCTGATCTTCTTAGAGGTTTTAACGCGTCACATACTCGCAAGTCAAACCTTTAACTGGAAAGGAATTCTGAACTATGTCGTTACCGATGATGACAAAAGATAGAGCTACGTTTCAACGTGTGAACGTGACAGGTGACGAATTTGTAAACGCCATAAGAAAAAACGAGTATGGAGAAATCGATACTTCCCAGATTGGCGGTCAGGACATACTTGATACTATTTGCACAGACTGCAAAGGGAACTGGCAACCGGGAAATCAAATCGAAGTACCTTCTAACAGCGGACCCGGACGAACAAAGCTTGACGGCGCTTTCTTTGCAGACAGTTTTCACGATGGAAAACTTGGCGACCTAGTTTATTTCAACGGTGATGCGACTGAAGTTTATCGGGTTGCACGCGTCACACCGCGAAAAGACCCGTTCAAGAGTTCAGTCACAAAGTTCACGCGCTACGATTTCGTGAAACAAGACCCGGTAGCCGTCCGAGATAACACTGAGGATTAAAGCGAGTGCCCCCACAATCAGTATCATTTAAATTCGTTGGGGGTGATCCGCGCCGGAACGTGGTAAAGATCGAAGACGCTGTTATCTCGGGCGTGTACGACGGCGTTACGTCTATCGGTGAGTTTGTAAAGGCGAGAGCACAACAAAACGTGACGGACCTAAGCAAAGTAGACCGAGGGACATTGCGAGCGAGCATAACAAGCGAAGTTTCTTCAGATACAAAAGGTATCACGGCATCAATATTCCCAACGGTTGCTTATGGCGTGTGGGTTGAGTTCGGTCGGTTAGGTGCTCTCTCTTCACCGGCTGGCACTGGTAAAGATTCGGCAAAGTCTGCATTTCCACCAGTGCAAGTTATCCGTGATTGGGTTCTTCGCAACCGGGTAAAACTTGCTGTTGCAAGCGGCGATATAAACAGCGTGGCATTCTTGATCGCTCGTAAAATCTTTCGGTACGGGATCGAACCAAAACCGTTCATGCGTCCCGCTTTCGATCTTGGTGCAACACATTTTGAGCGCGTCGTAAAAGACAATGTTGATAAACAGGTTCGTTCATTCAAGAAGGTGAAAAGATGACACACGTACATGAGCCGATAGCGGGTAGGGTTCTCACATGGGCTTTGCGGTATCTGGATACCGAAATTGTGACCGCTGCCGGTCTTGCGAGTGTCACGTATCCAACACTTAGAAAAATCGCAACGCAAGAAATGCCAACAGCTGAAGGTGTTTACCTTTCGATTGGGAACGAAGTAAGGGTTGACGATTTTACTTCGACGTGCTCGTTTATGATAGAGGTCGTTTTGAGCGACGGGGGTAGTTCTCGCGGATACCTAGTGCGTGATTTGATTGTCAATGAATTTGATAAATATCGTCCGGGTATTGCTGGGATTGATACAGACCTACGCGTTATGTTTGGGCTTCGATTGAAATCATTGAAGCGAAGTTTACTTCAACCTTGTTCACCGTACGGTAATCAGCCAAGTGCCAACGAGCAGATTGTTGGCACCCGGTCGATTATCGGGTACACTTTCAAAGGGTCACGCGATTCAAACCTTGTGACCCCATAATAAAATTGTTTCGTATGTCCGCCAACATACACCCAAACCAGTTGTTTTTATTGATGTTGCTCAGACAGGTTTCTTGTGAAGCCTGTTGTTCTCTTCTCTTTTTGGAGCTACACAATGGCAACGCATACCATTACCGAAGCAAAGGACGGCGATAGTGTCATTCTTGGTTTGGGTCTTTTTGGAACTAAGGCGTTTGGGTCAGGCGGCAGTTTTACGGATGTTGGTTACGTCAAGGGAATTTCTCTGACGTACACACGCGAACTTGTTGAGTTCGAGTCTGCCGGTTTGCTTGTAAAACGTCTTGCGTTCCGCGACCGTATGAGCATGGAAGTTGAGATGGCTGAGGTTTCGATTGCGAACCTTGCTCTTATTATTCCCGGCACTTCATCGTCTACTCAGATCACCTTTGGTGGCGACAAGACAATCACGCGCCTTGCAGTTCGTTTCGAACATCTTCGAGACGACAACAAGATTATTCAAGTTGACATGTACAAGACGGTTGCGTCTGGTGAAGTCAGTCTTGAATTCGCGGAAGAGGAATTCATCACCTTCCCGACCACGTTTGAAGCAGAGCTTGATACCAGCCAAACATCGGGCGAGCAGTACGGGATCATTCAGATCGTCACGTAAGCCCGTCAATGCGTAAACATGCGCGGGCGGGATGTTTCTTGATTGAAACATCCCGTTTTTTACAACCTGTTTCTCAAAGTTGAATGCAAAGGAAATTTATGACAGACGAACAAGTAACGGAAGTGGAAGCGGTCGAAGAAGTAGACACTTCAAAAGCGGATGCGTTTAGAGAACGACTTAAGCACTTCAGGAAAGAAGGTAATTCGGTTGTACTTGCTGAAAAGAGCGTATCAGACGCAAGCGAGTGTGTACGGTTGGGCCTTGACGATATCCTTCTCGGTGAAGTAGATATTATCTTCGATGATGAAACCACGATCCGGCTAAAACCTGTCACAGTTCGCACGGTTGGCAAGATTCAAGACTACGAATACGAAACCGAGAAGCGGCTTAAGGGAATGAAAGAGGGAGCCGTTAGACCGAGTAATCTAAGTGATGTTCATCGTAGTTACATGCTTTTCATGTTCATTGCTAATCAACACCGAGGCGAAAAAGGCGACGGGCAAGAACCGTTTACGATTGATGAGATTTTGGACTTGCTTGATATCGAGATGATGCCAACTATCTCGGCGTTGACGAATGCGGCGCTCAACCCTTTACCCGAAGGCTTCGGAAACAAAGACGAAGCCGAAACGGAAACGGAAACGACGAACGAGACTTAAACAAAAGTTTTTGGCCTGTAATCTTCTATCAGTTTGCGAAAACCTTTGGGTGGACGCCTGAACAAGTTGGAGATTTAACGCTAATTCAACTCACGATGTACCTTGAAGAAATTTCGTATGAAGCCGAACAGATCGAGGCGAGCAGTAAGAAGAAGAGTCGCAAGGGCGGGAAGTTCGGCAAGACTGACAAAAGCAAAAACGCACACAAGCCAAGTAAGAACTGGCAAGGTAAAGACATTTCAAATGCAAGCGAAAAAGACTTGTTTGATATGTTTGGCGGTTCCAGTGTTGGTACTGGTAAAAAATAACGAACTTGTTTCCAAACCTGAATTGCGAGTCGCAATTATAGAGGGACGTTAAAAATGCCATCCGAAGCAGATGCAGGCAGTGTAGTTGTTAGCTTTAGGGCGGATGTGCGTAAAGCACTTTCGTCCTTTGAAGAATATAATCGTGGATTGCGGAAATCTACAGAGCAGACAAAGAGGTCTGTTAAATCGATTCGTGCCCAACTAGATAGTGTGAATACTAGCGGTGCCATCGGTGCCGGTGCTGCCGCTGCCGGTAATGGTCAAGGTATCGCGTCACTCGGTGCTAGTCTCGCCATAGCTCGACGTGTGGGCGGTGTAACAGACGGCATCGTCAATAACTTCCAGACACTAACCATCGTTGCCGATCAAGCATTCGAGGCGGCTGGTACTTCGGTCAATGGATATTCGAGAGCATTGACCGAAGCTGGTGAAAAGTCACGCCTTGCGTTGACCGTAATGAATCGTTCGATTGCTTTACTTCCCGCCGGTGTAAGTTCTAGCGTTCAACAATCTCGTGTTTCGTTCACCAAGTTCAACAAAGACTTCGGTGAATTGGCATCGAAGACACAAACAAACGTCACGAAAATACGCAAGAGTTTGAACACCCTGAACTTGATCGTTGCGGCTGGTGTCGGTGTGGGTGTGCTGAAACTTGGCTCAGACTTTGATAAGGCGATAACGGCGGTTCGTTCGGTTACAAAAGAAACGGTTGAAGAGTTCGAGTCTGTACGTCAGAGCGTGATTGCGATTGCGAACGATGTAGGCGTTTCCGCTGTTGATGCTGCCGTTGGTTTGAATGATATTGTGCAATCCGGGTTTGAGGGTCAAGAAGCGTTTGACCTACTCACGGCTTCCGCTCAAACAGCACGTGCGGGCCTGATTGAAACGTCACTCGCAACGAGCGTGCTTGTGGGTACGTTGAACGCGTACCAGTTATCCGGTAGTGATGCCGCCGAAGTATCTGGTAAGCTCATCAAAGCCGTTGACGTTGGTATCTTCACGTTCCAAGAACTGGCAACGAGTATCGGCAACGTCACGCCGATTGCGTTTGCTGCCGGTGTCGAACTTGAAGAGCTTCTAGCTATCTTGTCATCGCTCACTTTGAGTGGTCTAGGATTCACCGAAGCAACCACGCAGTTGCGAGCCGCAATTGTCGCACTGCTGAAACCACAAGAACAAGCGGCTAAGAGAATCAAGGAGGTTCTTGGTGTATCCGCTGAAGCCGCAATTCGTGTCAACGGTTTCGCTGACACGTTGCAACGTCTGGTTGAATCGGCCAATGGTTCCAACGAAGCGCTTGCGAAAATCTTCCCGAACATCCGAGCGTTGCAAGGTCTTGTTTCTCTTGCCGCTACAGGGTTTAAAGACCTGAACAGCACCATTGAAGTACTTGGCAATTCTGGTGCGGCTTCACTCAAGCGTGTTCTTGAGATTCAATCCGGTTCGTTCTCTCAGCTTGCGGGTGAGATTCGTAGACAACTCGGCAACCAGTTGATTAAGGTGTTTGAGAAAAACAGAAAAACAATCGTTGGTATGACAGCAAGTGTTCTTGAGTTTACGAAAGCAAACCGTGATAGCGTGTTTGCACTCGTTGCGATTGGCGCTGCCATTGGTGTCGTGGCGGTTGGGCTGCTCGTATTGAAGGGTGCGTTGTTTGTAACTGAGGTTGCACTAGCTGGTGTAGTAAGAGTGTCGAAAACCCTTGCGGCCATTCAGAGCGGCGAGCTTGCAAAGTCGTTTGCTTCAACCGCTTTAAAGCTTCGCAATTTGGTCTTCTCTCAAACCGCGTACGCTGCAAACTCTGCCGTTCTGTTGTCTAGCACTAAGGGACTTTCAAGAGCGTTCCCTGTATTTACCAAAGCCGCGATCCAATCAACCAATGCTATCAAGGCTCTAAATATTGCGCAGATCGCATCCAATCTTTCTTTCAAGGTTGGAACGGCAAGAGTAATTGCACACGCAACCGCACTTAAAGCCGCTGCCGTTGCCGCTGTTATTGCAACTGGTAATTTCCTTGCAATGAGTGTTGCCGCTGCCGCTGCTGTTTCACCTATTGCCGTGATTGCATTAGCGGCAGGCACCGCGTTGGTTGCGTTCAATATCGGTCGTTGGTTATCGCCTTGGAAACGAGCTAACGATGAAGCTGAAAAACAGATTGAAGCACTAGAAAAAATCAGTGATATTCAAGACGGGATACAACAAAGACTCAGTAGGCGCGGTGCTATTACTCCCGAATCTGATACCGCTATTCGGCAAATTAAAACCATTCAAGAACTTCGTAATGAACTGGCCGATGCTCTTACGGCGTACAATGTAGGTATTGATGGTGCCGCTGCCAAGGTCACAGGGTTGCGAAACGAGCTTGCAAAAGTTGGTGAGACATTTAATAGCGATGACCTTCGCAAAGTTCTCGGTGATCGGATCGAAGGTCTTACCCAGATTGTTATAACTGAACGCGCGAAACTTGCGGAAGCGGCTGGTGAGGCTATCGCTTCATCCGCATCTTCGCAGGTACTACTTGTAAGCGCGGGGTTTAAAGAAGGTGACATATTAAAGGCAACAAAAGCGTTGCGTGATCTTGATTTGATATTGACACAGATGGCCGAAGATTCTAATAAAAGTACTGCGAATCTCGAACAGTTCGCCGCACTGCTCGCAGAGACAGAGACAAATACGCTCGGTGCTCGTGATGCTCTTGATAGTTTCGTTGACAGTCTGAGAACTGCGAACCTTTCACCGTTCCAACAATCTTTGAAATCCGTAATGGAAGACGAACAGCAGCTTGAAAAAGAATTCGAGAATCTAGCGAGTCAACTACGCAACACGCTTGAGAATATCATCCCGCCCGAGACAATCAATCAACTGATTCCGAAGATTGCACCGAACCCGGACATTGCACAACGTCTGTTGTTGGGTGGAACGAAAGAAGAGATTTCAAAATTCTTGCTTGACGCAATCGTTGCGTCCCGAGACGATATCAAATCGCTCTTTGATTTCTTGCGTCTGGAAATCACAAATTCGCAGATTGATTCGATCAAGAACATCCTGAAGAGTTACGACCTTTTACAAAGCGGTTTTCTTGAAGTAGAGACGGCACTAACCGATATCGTTTCTGAAGAATCCGATAAGCGTACCGAAGTCGCTATCGAGGCCAACGAGAAGTTGATATCACTTCAGATTGAACGGTTGCGGCTTGAAGGTAAAGAACTTGAGTCTTCTTTGCTACAGGTAGAACGTAGGTACAAGAACGAACAGAAACGTATTCGTGAAACCGGGAACCTTGCTAAGAGAATCCGAGCGGCTGAAGGTCAGATTATCGAAGCGCAGGCCGAAGGTGAAGCCGCAAGAGTTCAGCAACTTAGAGCCGAAATTGATGCACTTACACAATTGCAGGCAGATCAGATATCCGAACTTGATCGCTTGCGTGACGCTTCGCTTGATAAGGAAATGAAACGCGAGAAGAATCGGATTGAAAATACCGAAGACGGACGTAAAGCCAAGAAGAAAGCACAACAAGAAGAACGGGTAGGTGAGCTTGAGTCACAACGCGTAGAACTGAAGGGGCAGATTGCAAAGGCCAAGGAAAATGGTTTACTCAGAACCGAACTTGTGTTGAAGCAAAAACTGATCGAAACAGAACGCGAGATTGTTAACATCACAGATCAACGAATCGAAGATGAGCTTGATTTGATTGAATCTTCTGACAGGGTGCTTGAAAATCTCAGAGCACAGTTTGAAACACTCCGAAGAATCAACGGATCACGCGAGGAATACAACGACCTGTTGAAAGATGCAGAGCGTAAGCTGGTCGGAACCAACAGTGTGCTTGATGCCCGTGAGGCTATCCGTGGACGGCTTGAGGACGCGGATACCGTGGATGAGGCCGATAGTTTCAAGAAGGCGGCAGGGAGCGTTCTACGGTCTCGCGGTCAATCACTGCAAACCAGACGCGGAGAGCTTCAGAACGAGCTTGGGCGTACGAAAGATTCAGGACGTAGAGAAGAAATTCTTACGGAGCTTGAAGCGGTTGATAAAGAACTTCGGAACCTTGTTGAGAAGCTTCGGATTCTTGATGACGAGTACGACCGAACGATTGAAGTACTCAAGAAAGAACAGGCAGAGCGCGAGCGTCAGGTACAAGAGAAGAGCATTCGTGAGCGTGGTAAAGACGCGGGACTCACGGACGAGGAAATTGATGAAGAGGTAGACAAGAGAACCGGTAAGGACTTAAAGCCAATCTCTGATAAACAGAAAGAACGCACGGAAAGGAACCTTCGCAAGCGCGGTGATCTAGAAGACGATGAAGAGGTCATCGGTATCAAGAACGGTCGCCCGGTCATAGGTAAGAAACTCGCACCGGAACGTGAAGAAGGTTTACAGGTGCCTGAAGTTGGGACAGACGATTTGCAACCGGGCGGAACAGACAACATTCCCGGTATCCGAGACGTTCCGATTTCACCGGGTGCTGTTCCCACAACACCGGACGCGGTTAGAGGTATTGAGAAAACAACCGATAGTCTTGAGAAAATCGGAACACAAATCGAATCCGGGATTTCGGCGTTCCAAGACTCCCTTAATTCTTTACAGACAACGGCAGTTGATACGTTTACAATCATCAACGGCAAGCTTGAAGAACTTGCGGCAGTGACAAACGAGCACACGACGCAACTTGAAGAACAGAGATCGCGGGCCGAGTCCGTGAGGATCGAAGGGAGAAGATAAGATGGCTTCGGTGGTTCCATATCTATTGACGTTCAAAGGGAATTGGGCGGGGTCTACTGAAGTCGCACTTTCCTTTGAAAACGGTTCACACGAATCTGTTTCGGGTGGGGGTCTTCCCGCGTTTATCACTCCGCAACAAAACCCGGTTGGTGTGTACTATTGGAACATCAAAGGTTTCTTCGCGGAAACAGAGAGCCAAGTACACGACAATGCGGCACAGACACAAGCTCTTGTTGTAAGTGAATTGGGTTTAGCTGACACAATAACGGAACATTTGGGTTTCTTCCCGCCGATTGAAAAGCGGTTAGCACGCGGTGGTGTTACGCTTTGGTCACCACATGATAACGCCGGTTCACTGAAGCTCTATCGAGGCCCAACAGGTGACTACGCGGGCGGGAACGCGGTAACCCTTTCGAGCGAATGTTGGTTGAAAAAATACAACGCGACTACAGGCGGAAGAAACGGGATTGCAACAATTGATTACCAATTTGTTTCAAGTAGAAACCCCGTCGATTACATTGTCTGAATTGCGACTCGCAATTACCCGAGGAAAACAAAATGTCTACTGAGTTGAACGTTGACGGTATTGAAGTTCTCGAACTAAGTTGGCAGATGTCCCGCGCTTCTAAGTGCCGATTTACGGTAACCGGGCGAGGCGGTGATGATTCTGGAACAGGTCCGCAATTCGCGGCTAGGGATGTTGTGACGTTCAACGTTCCGAGGGGCGGCGGCGAGGTATGCTTGTTCGTGGGGGTAGTGCTGCCGTCGAGGCGTATCATTTCCGCAACGGAAGATTCGATTGAGTACGTAGCCGCTGATATCTTGGAGTATCTAGGCAACAACCCTATCGATGTTGTGAACAAGCGGTACAATCCTATCGGCTCTTCCCCGCTGCTCGAATACCCTTCGGGTGATACGGTCACGTTTCAGTACATCCTTGAAACAGAATTCGATTCACTTATTCAAGACGGAACCATCGGCGGGTTTGATTACTCTGAATCGAACAGTCTTGAAGAATTGATTTTGTACGACGTACAAATAACCGGTTTGACTTGGCTTGAATTGATTGATGAACTGCTCACACAAGTACCTTCGCTTGGTTACTGGTACGAACCCGATTCGGCTGATTGGGCTTCTGGTTCTCACAAGGGCGGTACAATTCATTTCTACGACCTGTCAACGGTTCCAACATCGCCAACGGCTGATTTTGTCTTGCCGAGTACGGTCGATGACACGCTTGTAGAAAACATTCTTGAATTGGATATCAATCTTGATATCAGCCGTGCGTATGACACTGTTACGATTAATGGGTTCGGCAATTTCTACGAAACAAGCGAACAGCTAAACACCGCATGGACCAATTTAGAGGCCGGTAATTCTCGCGGATTGTTTGCAATCTATGGAACGGTTGTAGCGGACGAGCACGTACTAAGAGATAACCCGGACGGCGTATCAAGGCCACAGTATTACAGCAGCTTTGGATCATGGTCTACACTACCAGCGTCAATCGGAACAACTGCGCGACCGTGGTACCCGGAAGCGGAAAACTCAAACGCACAAAGAGCTTTCAGGCGGTTCTCTGTAAACGAAACTGTGAATATAAGCGCGTTCGCAGGTTTGCCGGTTGGTGCTCTTTATGGGGGCACACAGGACCAAGAAGTGTTTGACTTGAAACTGAGATCAACCCAAGAGGGTAGCAATTCGCAGTTGTACAGAGTCTCGCCTGCAATCAGCATTCAAGGGTTGTTTCATCGTTGGTACGGTGGTGAAATCGTGGGCACCATTGGCGATGATGACTACCTAGGTTCTATATCGAATGGTGTGAAAATATTTGTCTTCAGTGACGGTATCTTTGACGACTGGGGCGAGTTTGTACCAAACACCGTACTGTACGAAAATCAGCTTCCAAATGGTCCGTTTGCACCGTTGAGAGATTACGGGCCACCGCAATCTGTATCCGAAAACTTTGTTTGGTTGTCTGTCGCGCTAGTCAACAGAACCAATTACTTTTTCACAAGCAATGTTTCAGGGAATACTTTTTATGACGATATGGTAGATCAGTTGATCTACATGTACTGGCCGATCGTAGGGTTCGAGGCTTTGGGTGATTGGAACGACCCGCAAGTGTGGTGCAATTACACATTGAAAGCACCTTTTTATCACAGTCTTTCAAACGGGTCTTTAGGTTATGACAAGTCCCTCGTCCTTTATGATAATCGATTGCTTCGATATACAGATAAAGATGATAATGTGATTCGTGACGATCACGACTTACTCGTACAACTTACACAAATCATTTTTGATTCAGTATCACGCCCGCGAGTGTTCGGTACATGCTCAGTAGATATTGAATCGTTTGAAACTGGCGACGTGTATTCTGACTGGTTAGAAGAGGCGATGGTAACAATCGGGTCGGCTGTTCGTTTCCGACACTGGGGAGGCGGAACTGTTGGGGATAATTTCTTGCCAGAGACAAGGATTCAATCAATTAGACTTGAAAAAATTATTAGCGAAGGGTCTATCACTGTTGGGTTTGACAATGACACAACTTTTGAGAATATCGAGAAGATTACTGATCGTCTCGCGTTTAGAAGTGACCAGAATTTAGAGATAGGTCTTAATACTCAGTTCCCCGCTGTTGATAGTCCGGTTGTCGGGGATGATTGCACGGATGACGGAATCATCAATGTTATTACTACAGACGGAGACGGCGGCGGAGGTAGCGGAGGGGGAGGCGGCGGAGGTGGCGGCGGAGGCGGCGGAGGGGGAGGCGGTACTGATACCGGCGATGAAGAGTGCCCTACAATTGAATGGTTGCTTTCATTCCAGCAATACATTGCACTGAGTGAACGATGCCGCGAATTGCTTTTTCCAGATGGTGGTTTTATTGGTCCGGGCGGGTTTTATGAATCTGAAACACAAGAAGCTTTAGCGTCTGATTGCGGCGTAAGTCTTCCTGATTATGAAGTCGTGCCTTTCTATGATTCGTACGATATGGGTATTGCGGTGATCGCAGAATACGAGGTTGAACACACTCTTGATTCCACAGGTATGGTTAATGAAGAGACCCCGTATTTCTTTACGGGCGGGAAGTCGGTAACCACAACCGCAAATATCAGTGAGTCTAAAAATGTTGGTCATAATTCGTTTTGCACACGCGCTGTTTTCCCCGGCCCAACAGCGCAGTCAAAAGCGATAGGTGTAAATACCGGTGATTACGTTGGAGACAGTACAGCCGACGGGGTAGTTGCGATACGATCGAGCGTGACTCAGTACTTCGATATGAATCTAAACAAATTCGTAATTGCGGTGTTTATTCATTTTGTTGATCTCGGCTCTACGCTCCATTTTCAGAACCTTACGATGAGAATATTCGGAATCGTCGAATTGGATGGAACGGTAAACGTTGCGGACTTTGCGACCGGTGTAACAGGGTCGGTAGGCTTTGAACCGCATCCCGCTGAACCGTCTCAAAGGGAAGAAGTTCTTTCTTGGATTCGTGGTTACAAAAACATGTTGATTGATCCCAACTTCAACAACGAGACGAGCGATTCAACAGAACATGAATCACATGCGATAACAGCGTCCGTAAGCGTGGTATATCTTGAAGATGGGTACGTGTTTGAGATCAGCGGCGTAAGTACTTACAAAAAAGTAACCGACGCGGATAGCCCTTACGCCATCGATCAGAGAACACACACGCAGGAGCACACTTCAACATATAATGCAACGGTTACGGTAACCGCTATGACAACCAATCCGAATTTTGTTGCGAGTTAAAAAATGATTCAGAAAAATCCTAGAACTTCAGATGTTGACAAATGGAATAATTTGAGCGAAGACGAGCGGGTAGATATTTGTTTACCTATCTGGGAAGACCGTAATGAATGGGGATACAATATTGATAAACCCGCACACCATACAACGGTTGCGAAAAGAAGATCGTCGTGCGACTCTTGCAATCACCAGACAGATGTTGATGGCGGCAGTTATTGCAATTTGATTGCGAGTCGTTCAGGAACGATTCAGTTTCTAGATGACGATCTTCTCAGAACACCAAAACTTGATTGCCCTGTGCGTGCAAAGGGGTTTTCAAACAACTTCAAAGATAACCCGTCTGTTTCACTCGTCATTGCTTGCTTGAATGAGGGAAGCGATCTAGAAGCAACGATTGCGACAGTACTAGCCGCCAATACAAAGCCGGATGAAATCTTGCTCGTTGACGACGGGTCAGTTGAACCTTGTAATCATCGGGTTGCGCAAATGATCGCGTATGCAAACGTTGATTTTAAGTACATCCGGCATACGAAAAGAATGGGTTCGTCAGTATCCAAGAACGTAGGGTGTGCGAAGTCTTACGGCGACGTTGTGATTGTGGTTGATTCTCATATGCGGTTCCCGTTGAACTGGTTGGATATGATGTTGGCCGACTTGAGAGAAAACCCTACATCGATAATTGCCGCTGCATCAATCCCGATGGATTCGATATCTAAATGCCGGGTGCTCGCGGGTACGGATTGGACGTACGATGACGACACCGCCAACTATAAACTCAGGTGGTCATTAAGCCACATCAGAGCGAACGCACCTTACCGCCAGCCGGGTTTGATGGGTGCTTGCTATGGAATGACCAGAGATACGCTAGATTGGCTTGAGGGCTATGCTCCCGGCCTCACAGGGTACGGTATCGAAGAAGAGTGGTTATCTTACCGCGCTCATCTGCTCGGGATCGGCATACGGTTTAGTAGACAGTGCAAAGTAGAGCACAAATATAGTCGCACACCGAACCGATTGGATTGTCAAGGCACACAACCGCCTATGTGGGAAATGTACTGGAACCGTCTGGTGCTCATGTGGGGCATAAGCGGTTTCCCGCCCGAACCAAACGCCGGTTACTTTGACAACATGCTTGATGCACTATCGACCAATGGGGACAAAACGATGAGCGACCAACTCATTAAATGCGTTGAAGAGAACTTCTTGAATATCCGAGAAATGATGTATCGGCTCAACGCCAAGGTCAATCGAATCGATCCAGAACGACGAAAACACATCAACAAAGAACAGTTTGAAGAGGTCTGAGAGCCTAAAACCCCGCAAAGGGGTTTTTTATTGGAAAAAATCACAAAAGGGTTCAGATTGACACGTATTTCTGACCGATGAAAGGGCAATATATAGTGTCTATGCCAGAGATATAAAGTAAAGAAAGAACAACGATGACAAAGCAAGCGGAAATAAAGATCGTGTCGAAACCAATCGATTGGAAAAAACGGGTCAAAGAAGCGAACGAAATGTTTCGACGTTCTGACAATATCCGAAAAATGGCTATGGAGAAATTCCTATCCGCGTTCCCGGTAGGTTGCGACGTGACTTGGATGCACGGACCCTACCCGCAACGCGGACAAGTCTTGGAGCATATCGAATGTCACGGCGATTTATGGGTAAAAAACAGCAATACAGGAAAGACTGTAAAGGTTTCGGCGTACAACATGACACAGTTTATTGAGCGATGAAAAATCCGATGAAAAACGTACTCACCAGCCCGGCCTTCTATATCATCATTTGTGCGTTCGTGTTTAGCGTTAGCGCTGCGTTTAAACTAGACGCGTGGGGAGCTACGATCGTCGTAAAGGTTTGGGTGCCAGTAATGACGTGGTTGATTATCGCTTCGATGGCGATGTTCGTAGATGCCGATACCAAAGCGACAATTGCGACTCGCAATTCAAAAGAACGGAGACGATAAATTATGGCCTACACAAACACCAAAGTAATCGACGCGATCATCGTTGGCGCTGACAAGCACCGCGAGGCCGACGATTTTATCAAGGGCACATACGCGAAATTTGAAGAATACGGCTTCCGTGGTTGCGCGATCGGCTGCGCCATCCACGACGCGAAGCAGGCGGGGCATCTGCCCGAGTCGTTAGAAGATGGTGACCACGCGGGCTTATCAGCCGCGACCGGCATACCAGAAACGCTGCTCCGTCTTGAGGATTCAATTTACGAAGGGTTGGCAACAAACACGTCATGGCCGGGAAGGTTCGCCCGCGCCGCACGGCATCGTGATCTAACGATGGCGTGGCCTCGATTCGCATTGTGGCTTCTATCGGATGAGACAAGCCCAATGTGGAAATCAGCGCAAGATTCAATTGTCAAACAAACGATTGATGGCGTGGTTTCGCTTTATAACGAGTGGATTGACACGGGAGAAATACCATCAGAAGATAAGTGGGTTGCTGCGAGGGATTCTACGGATGCTGTTGCTGATGTTGCGGATGCAGATGCAGCGTGGGCAGCTGCATCGGCTGCTGCGCGGGCTGCTGCGCGGAATGCGGGGGTTGCAGCGGGGATTGCTGCGCGGAATGCATCGGCTGCTACGCGGGTTGCTGCGGGGGTTGCGCGGGTTGCTGCGTGGGTCACAATGTCCGACAAGCTCATCGAGATCATGGAAACGTGCCCGGAAGGTGGTGAATCGTGAGCGTCAATATCGCCGGATTGACGACCCCAACACCGAGAGGTAACACATGAAAGCGTTGAAACTTAGCCTAGGAGCCGATGATGAATCAGTTATTTTCTATTGCCCGGCGTGCAAAACCGCCCATCGTATCACCGTTGGTTCTGGAAAATGGATTTACAACGACGATAGCGAACAGCCGACGATTCACCCGAGCATTGACGCAAGATTGATGGTTGACCGCAAACAGGTAAGGTGTCATTCGTTCGTGGTCAACGGTCAGATTCGGTTCTGCAAAGATTCATCGCACACGATGGCAGGCCAAAGAATCATGCTCCCACACATCCCGCAAGACATTGCTGATTTCTGGAACGGGTGCGTAAAAGATTGAAACTCGCACTTGCTAAAAATTCAAAGATCACCCGTCAAGGTATCGTTCAATTAATACCGGATCGCGGGCGGCGTGATCTAAAAATCGTTGACCGGTTTCCTTGGCCGTACCAGATGGAAGACGGCAAGATTTACATTCACGTTTCGCTTGTTCCCGTGATGATGATGGCTAGTTGGTGGGGCGGGTTTCAAGACGACAGAGCGAAGCGGTACGTACACGCGTATATCCGTGACCTGAAATCAACGTACTCCGCGCAGAAAACAAAGCGAAGGTCAAAGTACGATTGGTCGAAACATTTCCGCGATGACTGGATTTCGATACCCTACCAACTCGCGGGTATGGACTACATCTACGAACGAAACAAGCTTTGGGATGTGGGGCAACTGCTCGGCGATGACGTGGGACTCGGTAAGACGATTCAGGCGATCGGGTGTCTTGCTAGGTGGTTTGAAGAGGGTACGATTACGTTTGAACACCCGGTTATAATCTCTTGCACGTCCGCGCTTAAATCCCAATGGGCCGATGAGATTGCACGTTTCTGGAAACATCCCAAAGGTATAATCGTTACACAGATCGACGGCGTAGCGAAAGAACGCAAGAAGCGGATTGAAATACCGTCACACATCTACATTCTGAACTGGGATATGTTCTCACGCGGCATGTATGACGAGATGCTTGAGACGTTCTATACCGACAGAACGCCGAGTGTGCTTCTCATGGATGAGACGCAGAAGATTACAAACCCACACGCACGATGCACGCAACGGGCGTTGAAACTCGCGTCTTGTTCTAAGTGTTCGATATCGTTCAATGCGACACCACTAGAAAATAGCTTGCAAGATTTGTGGTCGTTGTTTTTCTCATCCGATCCGAACATCATCGGTGGGTTCGAGAACTTCGCTAAACGATATCTTGTCTATGACGGATACGGGCGGGTGAGAAAAGCGATAAACCTGCGAGAGTTGAAAAAGCGAATCGGTATCTTGTACATCCGGCGAACGCGTAACGAGATTGAGGCTGATTTGCCGGGTGTTATTCCGATGTTGCGACGGGTCGAAATGTCAGAGCACCAGACGAAGGCATACAGCCAAGCCGTGAACCAGTTCATCGCGTCAGGGGAAGGTGGAGCCGTTGGCTTAGGTCTTCTCGCTCGTGCGCAACGTGCGGCGTTCTGTGCGGACTTTGAGGACGGGTACAACCCGCACTCTGCGAAGATCGATGATTTAAAATCTCTTCTTGATGGCGAACTATCAGGAGAGCGAATGGTGTTGTTCACGAGGTTCCGACAGATTGCGGTACGCGCGGCTGAACTGTTAGAGCAATACAAGCCGTTGATGATTCACGGGCAGATCACGCCAAAGGTTCGCAATCTGAATCGAAGACTATTCACGCAAGAAAACAATCATCAGATTCTCATTTGTACCGAAGCGGGTGACCGAGGGTTAAATCTGCAATCTGCTGGTGTGGTTGTGAATCTCGATCTACCTTGGAACCCTTCTAAGTTGCGTCAACGGGTGGGCCGCATTGCGCGTCACGGTCAGACAAAGAAGAACGTTCTATGTGTGAACTACGTTGCGGGTCGCTGGAAATCGAACGACCACAAGACCATTGATGATTATTTTCTAAACATCATCCAACGAAAGCGGGTTGCGTTCAACGACATGTTTGGCGATGATGGCGTTGACGAGATCGGTGATACAAAATCAGACAAGATCGACGTATCGGCACTGAAAGATTTTTTGATAAACTGATATTATTGTCACGGTAAACCGGTTCGTTCAAGTGGAATATATAGGTATGGAAACCAATATCAAAATACACGCTTTGAATCTTTGGGAGCGTGAGAACTTCCGCCCGAACAAACGCGTTGCAGAAAACTTTGTTTATCGGTTAAACTCTCATTGTTTGAGAATTGGGAAAACCGATAAGGACGCGCTGAGTTACAAAGACAACCCGGATGACGGTTTACCGGTTGATACATTCACCGTTGAATTAATGTATGACGCATTCGATTTTTATATGTCTTCGTGCGGTAAAAATCTTGATTACTCAACAGATCATTTGACACGCGGTGCTATTGCGAGGGGTGTTTCTACAATCGTTATGAGTACCCTTTCGCAACTTTCTGCTGCTAGAGGGTTTGCTAAGCCGTTTTTGGCTTTCTATACCGGTGATGTTCATGCCGAGAAATCGGAAACCGATGATTGTGACAGTTCATATATAATTGATTGCAAAATTCGTAAATCAGAATACAGTTTAGCGTTTCCTATTATTTCAATCGAAAGCACTCACATCGCACCGTTCGGATTTCTTTTTAAGTCCGCTTTTTACCGAGGTATGATTAAGAGAATATCTGAAGGTAAATATTACTGTTTCGGTGAAAACGATACGGCGGAACAGGCGACGTTCAAACTTATCACGGCAATTTCTAGCATGGACAATCGGATGATTCCAATGTCTGTTGCAGATTGGCCGGTTCAGCACTGGGATGATTGGACATACAACGATTCAAATATGTCTTTTTCCCACGATCACAAGGCCGCGCACAACAGAGAAGTAGTTAAGAACGTTGCACTCAGTAACGTTATTGAAATGTTCGGCGTGTTGAGGTTGCAGAGCCGACTTGTTGAAAGTCGATTAATGATGGATGAGGTTGAAAGTCATGCATGAAAATAATCCGTACCGTTCTTTAGCTCGGCGAGAATACCCAAAAGATTCAACGATTGTTCTCGTTGATTCTCAACACGCCGCATACCGTGCGTTCCATACGCGAGACCTGCGAACGCATGACGGTATCCCAACGTCTGTACTTCACGGTGTGCTTGAAATGCTAGGCGGCACGCTCGCACTCGCAAACACGACGCGGTTTCTTCTTTGCTGGGACGGGCAACATGGTAACGATTACCGACGTGCCATCTACTCGCAATACAAGGCTCGACATTTCCGAGATAGGAATGACGAAGAACAAGCAAGTATGATTGCAACCAGCGAGGCAATTGATGTTGCAATTGAAGGACTTGGTTCGCTCGGTATGCCGCAACTGCAATTTAACCGTATTGACGGTGATGATTTGCTCGGTGTGTGTGCGAACCGTCTAGCGAAGATTGACAGAATCAAACGGGTTCTGATTCTGTCGGATGATAAAGATTATCTGCAATTAGTCACGAACAAGATTCATGTTTACCGTGCGGGTCAAGACGATTACGTGGACCCGGAAGTGTTCTTTGAGCAACACGGGTTCGAGCCTAGTTTGTATGTGGATTACAAAGCACTCGTTGGCGAAGGGAAGACGGGGGATAATATTCCCGGCGTTCAGGGTGTGGGCGATAAGACGGCTTGTACGTTGATTCAGAAGTACGGCGGTATCGAGAACGTGATTAAAGCATGTGTTGCGAATAGCAAAGAGCCCGGTGCTCGGATGTTTGAGAAGAGAGTTGCACAGAGCCAACAGGCGGCGCGTGATTCTTACAAACTCTCAAAGATATTCAGAAACGTGTTTGACATAACCAACAGTGAGGCTTTGATTGGTCCGAGATCGGAAGAGCAC